CGTCTTTAGATAAGTACCTTTAGAGGTCTTTGTTTCGCAGAGTCTAGACGCAAATCGTTTGATTCTATTGCGTATCAGTCCTAGGTTACAAGCTTGGTACTTAGAGTACCCGGGTATGTCCCTCCATTCTACTATTACGTCATGTGGGTTGCAGACGAATACCACTCCGTCTACTGTGGGATAATCGAGATCGTTATTGTGCATGAGAGATACCTTGCTAAGTGTTAGTTATAGAATACCGTACTAACTACAAAGTAAAGATACCGAAAAATAAGCTTAGTCTACCTATTTTATTGAAGGCCCGACAAATAAGCACCGACATACGGATGGTGTTGATGTCGGGGTCACGGCCTACCTGACGTACTTTAAGCAGTTGTCCAGAGCCTCTAATTAAAGTCGGGTTTCTCTGGAGGACCACGCTGAGATGGCCTTTCGTGGATTCGTTAATGAGCTCGTCCAACAGGTCGCTGATCAACGAATCATACTGTCGGATGGATTGGTTTATTTTACCTTTGGCTTCGTTGGGGGTAAAGTTCAGTCGGAGCAGTTTGTTCGTCAGGTGCAGTCGGAGCAACTCCACCGATAGGCTCCAGGGGATTATGATCTCATCGTACTCATGGGGTCCGAAGATCGAACTGATCACGGTACGTGCAGTGAAGTCTAACCGTGTGCCATATATAGCCTTACGCAACCACCCCTTTTTGCCTGAGATGTTCCCCTTATAGAAGGCGTAGTAGAACTCCGCCAGCTGGCGTATGGCTTTTACCGTACGGGAGTTGCGGGTGCGTTCTGAGACGCCCATGGTGGCGGTCTCAATCGAGCTGATGGTGCGTATCGCATCCAGACACCCCTTCATCTTCATGTCCGCATACATCGTCTGGCCGCTGGCGGCTTTTTCACGATGAACACCATCTTAGATGGGATGGGTAGGTATCGTGTGAATATCCTGTCACGATACTTAGACAACCACTCAGGCCCGACGACCTTACGATGGTAGGGTTTGATGGTGGTGGACTCAAAGATCGTTTCGATGATCTTATCAAAGTTACGGTAAAACTCGTTCAGTCCCCGAGGCAGCCCTAGGTTAACAAACTTCTTAGCCGCATCCCCACGACCACCCCACACGTACTGTGGGTCCGTCAGGTAGGACAGGGTATCGAAGTTCGGTATGTGGAGAAGCTTAGACAGCTTACGCCACGCGGCAGGTGTGATGAAAGCATCAATACCCGTAGGCACTCGCATCCAAAGCACCGACTCCAAAGGTCGTTCGGTGATCGAGCAGACCTCGGTGTTACACTCACGGCATAGTAGCCCTTCATACTCACCGCCGGATAAATGGCCGCATGAGCATGAGGGTACCGCGCTTAGAGTGTCACCATCGTACTCCGTAAAGAGCAAGTCGTTTAAGGTTTGCTTGTCGACATCGGACGATATGTCGTAGTCGTTCACAATGGCAGGTTGGTGTTGAAGGGTGCTGAACAAGCGTTCGTGAGATACGGGCTCTATGTGAATACCCGACAGTGTTTGCATAGCACTTCCTTATTGATTGATCAAAGAAAAAAAGGAGCCCCGTGAAGGGCTCCTTTTTATGCCGCCAGTAACGAACTGTTACCAGTTGTTGTTACCGTTAAAGCTGCTGCCCATGAAACCGCCACGCTGAAACGCAGAAGTGGGGCCGCGTGAGGCGTAAATGTCGCCTGTGAAGCCTTGGTTTGCGAAACGTGCGATGTGCGCGTTGCCACGGGGGGCGGAGTTGAACTGCTGATGCATAGCAGCAGGATCGATGGACAGTTCAGCTTTCGCTGACGCGGTGACCAGTGCGTTCATGAACGCAGGCGTCAGGTTCACACGATCGGCGTAGCCTTTCACGTGAATCTCACCTACGGCCTCACGCAGGATCTGGCTGCGGAAGTGCAACCGCACATCCATGTCTTCGTTGGTACGGTCAAACGTATCTGCGAAGCGATCCACGATTTCCATGTTGGTTTCACCGAACATGTTCAACATGGCCAGGTGATCCACCTCACGCAGGTCGCGGCGGTTGCCCTTCGCGTCTACGTAGTAACCCGACTGAATGCGGTTCCCATCGTGTACGGCGATCCGGTCTTTCGGATCAAAGTACTGGCGGAAGAAGCCGCTGGTCAGGTTGTCGGCTGCGTCAATCAGTGCCTGGTGCGCCTTTTGGCCTTGTGCATCATCAGCCGTTGCCATCAGGAAGAACTTCTGTACCCAACTGTGCTCGCCACCTTGCTCGATGTCCAGTGAGTAAATCAACTGATCCTTGATCACCGTGCGGATCAACTGATACGCATCGTTATCACGGAAGTCGTCGGATTTGGTGTTTATGCGCACACGCTTGTTAGGATCTTTAGGATCCTTGACCAGACCCAGTTCGAGATTCACCGCGCCGATGTCACGCAGATCGTCCTTTTGCTTGATGCCCTTACGTGGACGCCAGACACCGGAGTAACCACTGTCTTTCGACAGTTGTGCCACAGTCACCAGAGCCAGAAGCTCGGTCTCCAACGAAATCATGTTGAAGTGGTTATCCGCACGTGTCAATACGGCACGTGGGTAGTAGCGCTGAAGATCCACGGGTTGTTGTGGACCAAACTGGTTTGGCAGTCCGCTGGTGTACGCGTTGGACGCGCTCATCATAGAGTCTTGATCCAACACCAGATCCACGTACGCATCGACTTCAGTGATACGCATGGACTGACCGTGGTTGTCACGGCTGTGTGCTGTTACAGCGACGTGGATGTCAGAACGTACAGGCAGACCGTTCACGTTATCCATGGGCTCAGGGTCGTACTCCAGGCGACCGCGAAGGCTATCTTGCTGAGGATCAAAGCACGCCTGAATAGAGAACGGCGCTACGCCTTCGATGCGATCCAGGATCGCTTCGTTGGCCGCGTTGCTGAAAAACAGTACCGCTTTGGCGGACTCGTCTTCCGGCTTGTTCTCGGACGATATAACGGTGTAGTCTGAAGATGCCAGGGTGTATGTCGGCAGAGCATCTGCCACCAACGCACGGATCTTCTCCGCCATGGTTTCATCGTAGGCGTCGCCTGCGGTGCGCTTCACCTCGATTTCCATCTGACTCATGCGCTTCAGTTCAGGCTGCAGCGGCTCAGCTGACCCCTCCAGCATCAGCGTATGGTACACGGCTACCTTGTTGCCGTCCACAGACTTGGTCACGTGGATCAACGCCGAGAACGGCGTGTTGTTGGTTTCGCCGTTGAAGACCAAGATTTGATGCGCATCCGGCGCCTCATTCATGGTCGGGTTCTTTATGACGCTTTCAATCACATCGCGCCACTTGGATACAACTTCACCCATCTGTGAGCGACTGATGTTCCGACGGTGTGTGCGGTTGATCTCAAAGATCGACCGGCGGCGGAATTCAGGCTGTTGCTGGGATTTGTTTTCGTCCACCGATGCGTTTGCATCTGGCGTGGGGTTTTGATCGTTAGAACCTTTGTTAATAGCCATAGCTTTGTATTCTCCGTTATGTTTGGGAGGTTGGTGTAGTGCAACCCAGACTGATAATGTCGGTCTGAGATAGTTTCATCCACAGGGGGTTGTGTCGTAGCGTCTGTAGACAAAAGGGTGATGATCCTGAGCAAATATGCGCATTGGATCCCTAGGACAACCCCGGTAGGATTGTCGCGATGACGGAGTCATCTATAACATAGTCACGGGGCCTTTTTTTTTACAGGGTGTTTATGTCCTGTATGATCCCTTTGGTTGTCAAATCGAGTTTGAAACGGAGTACTCTATCCATGAAAGTGTTGTAGGAATCTACGTAAATAGAAATCTCTTTAGGACGAACGTCTATTTCCGTAGGGTGGGGGGTGGATGCCGCTTCGATCTCCTGCATCCAGAGTAGGTCTCCGGATAGATCGATTTTAGCAACGATGGTTCTTACATCGGCGTTGGTGGTGTATTCTCGGAAACCGGCCACGTAAATGGCCTCGTCGGTGATCGACATCGCGGTCAAGCCGCCCAGCCCGATCTCACGATCCCACACCCGTGTCCAGGTGCGCCAGTCCACTGCGATGATGTACGCCAACGAATGGTGGGCGGGTTCTCCGTCATCGGTATAAAGCATGTCCTCAATAACCGACCGGTCTTTCTTCAAGGCAGCAACGTACATGACGTCACCGATGACCTGGAAGACGTTTCCTGGGTGGTTATCAACCACCATAGGCTCGTCCAACATATCGTTGATGTCCTTGCCGACCCCGTCGGGGCGTTTGACCGTACCGTCGGTGTAGAGCGTAAACTCCCCGTCGGCGGTTTTGGTTCTTCTGGCAATCTGGGTGTCCATAGGGTTGTAGTACATGTTAGCATTCCTTATCGGTGATGAAGCGTGGGACGTAGCCTTCTTATAATGTCTACTTCAGATAATTTTAAACCAGGGCTCATCGTATAACTACATTTACCGTACCCGTGGGGGTTGTCGCATGTTTGATTATCTCACCGCCCCTATTGGGGTGGGTCGTCACCGTATCCGTTTGCCCAGATACCCCTACGTCCAAAATGGCCTGAAGGCCAATCTCATAAAGCATCAAGAGTACTACCGGAACGAAATACAGCGGGTGGACGGTCGGCATCTGTTGGTGCGGCTGATACAAAGTAGCCCCCTGCCATGGTCTGCATCAGACCGGTCTTTTCTGGACTCTGCCCGAGACATCATGTACGAGGTGGCCAACAGCTTGGACTTAACGTCCAGCGTAAACCGTGGGTCAATACATTACCCGGGTCCGTTCTATGGGCTGGGTGTATCCGAAGCCATCATGGTGCACGACGCAGAGTTTGACACTTACACGCCCTGGCAAGACCTGCGGCCTATTCGGGTGCATCGACACCCGGTGGTGATGCCGAGCCTACAGCCCCTGGATGGGGAAACACGTCAAGCTATAGGGTGGGGTGCCATCAGCATCAACTACCCCATGCTGATGTGGGTTTTTCGTAAGTGGCGTGAGTCTGAGAGGTCGTACCTAGATGAGTATCGGTTGAGTGTGGCTCACTTTGTCATGATGGTGGCGTTACCCAGTATGATGGAGGATCATCTGGATGGGGTGGTCTTTAACCGGCTCTATGATCGATTGCTAGGGACAGACAGTCTGACCGACGAAAAGAAAAGTGCTTTTTACCAAATTGATTACGTGGACAAATTGGACGATTCATTGGATGAGTATCTGTCTCAACTGTACCGCAAAGGGTTGTCGCTGGAGGACCTTCTTTCATCCATACCCACCATCCACCACGATACGTACTACGCCCTAACGACGCCACCGGATGTGGTGTTTAATAACCAAACGCTGTGGTGGTTCTGGGTGGCGTACTTGCCCATTATAAAGTTCTGGAGTGCGTACGATTTTCTAACGGAGTCACGGCGCAACAAGACTGAGCAAAAAGCGTTACTAAAGACAATCGTTAGAACACAGCGCAGCCGTTGGTTGCCCAGTGATGTGGACGATGAACTTGCAGTGGACTTTGAAATATTAAAAGAGTGGCTAACGGCATAAAGGCAGGAGGGCATTACGCCCTCCTGCTATGCTGCTTATGCGGCCATGAGTGCGTCGTACTCACCCTGAGCCCACACTAACGGCTCAACGGTCTTCAGCGTCTGGGCGGTGACGGTCGACAGGTAGTCACCCACTGACGACTCTACGGTGTCACAGGCCAGGAGGTGATCTTCCAGTCCGGCGATCATGTCATCAAACACTGCCTGAGTCATCTCAGGGGTCGGTGTGGTGAAAGGGGAGGAGTTGGGTTCGAAGGTCAAGCCTGCGTTCACCGCCGTCCGCCACGCTTTAAACGTTGTCAATGCTTCGACAGGGGATTTGATGCCATGGCCCTGGATGACAATGTCGCCTTCGCGTATCAGCGCCACAGCGTGACGGTGAATGTCAGTCGCCGAGGCAATCAGCTTCTCACGTGGCCGGTCTAGTACATCAAACTTAACACGGAACTGACCCTCAACGGTCTCTACTTGTTGCGTGTCGTGGTAGACCTCGTATCGGGCATCGATGTCCGGGCGCACGACGTGCAGTTCGTGGACGTCGTTGTCCTCAGGGCGCAGGTTAGCCAGCGCCAGTGTGCGGTCATTGTAACGTTCGTTGGTGGTGGTGTTAAAGTACAACATAATAACTCTCCTGAATTAAAAGATGGAATAGATCTGGGTAATGGGTACAGCAGGCTGCAGTGTGGGTGATTGGGGTGTGACGGTGGTTGGGGTCGATGTGTGCGACAACAACACCGGCTCGTAGACACGGGTGCGCGTTAAAGCTTTCGGGTAGTAGCGGTACGTGGTCTGGCTGTATGACCTGTACGAAGTTACCCTCGTTAACCAATAGTCACAAGGGCGCCCAACCTCCCTAATGGTTAGCGTCCATATTCCCGGCGATGTTTCCACCTGGTCATACGTCGATGATCCAATGAGGCCGTGAGTGGCCTTACTTTGAATAAACGCTGATATTGATGAATAGTCTCTTAAACCATAAACAGCGTAGGCCACAGAAATTCTATCGAACGACGGGTATTTATCCGCCATAGCGATGTGGGCACTCGATCGGTCCGTGGCCTCTACCTCGTAGTAGTATGTTTGATCGAAGGTTAGCGAAGTGCTACAGATCAAATTATCTGGCCTTATCCGATACTGGTGCATTCCTGTATTTTGTTGTAAAGGGTATTGGTCAGGTCTGGCAAAGTATTCAGTGGGTGGGGTGTAATAGGGTTGGTTGTAGGCCGGACCGGTTCTAAACTCGTAGCGTTCCACGGTTTCCTGTTCGTTCCAGCTCCCATAGCCGCCAGAGTTGTGAGTCCCCCCGTTTGCCCAGAAATGGTCCTTATATTCCTGAGTGGCGGTGTCCACCGTCCCCGGCAGCTGGTTGTCGGGGGGCACACTGGAGCCCACCCGATACGAGCCGAGTTGAACTTCTTCCCAATCGGACCAAGGACCTACGTCGTCCACAGGAATGCCTGTAGTAGACGCCGTCGTGACGAGCGCCACTGGGACAATTTCACAATCCACCGAATACGGCAGGGTACTTAACCCCCCGGTGCTGGGCAGTCTCAACACAACGCCCTTAAGTGACCCACCCGACACAAACGATGAGACCCACTCGATGCCTTTACTGGTGATGCCTAACGATCCTTGTGAGGCGGTCTCCGAGATCGTGTAGGCCCACTCGACGGTGTGGGTGGTGTAGAGTCTGGCCAACGAATGGCTGTTTGCTTTGGACAATGACACGATGACTGACCCGCCATCAACAGCTTCTACCGAGGTGATGGCCTCATGATCGCTGGTGAAGATCTGATGGTTGAGCATGTCACCGTTTGCATTCATCACAAAGTACGCCGGCGATTGAGCAATCTGACCCACGGCCATGAATAAGTCATCGGTCAGCCGAGTCACGTCCCGATAGTCAATGTCGGTTGCGTGCCCGTAGGAGCGCTGTTTGGTGACCTGTCCAGAGGCAGACACAAAAACCACAACGCCTGCCTGTGTGGCCAGGGTCGAGCCTAGGCTAGAGGTCTGCTGACCCACAGCCACCAAACCACCCGCGGTCGCCGCCGCGCCAGTCAGGGTGTCGGCCGCTATACCCCCGATCACGGTGGACCACAGCGAATCCCCTTGGGCATCCAAAGCGGTAATGCGCCCAGAGCTATTGAAGAAGTCTTGCGTGGGAGCCGCGTCGGTGTGTCCTACGACGTAGATCTGATCGGTACAGACCAACGCCGACGGCACGACCTCCTCGATGCGTTTCGTCCACAACAATACATTGGCATCGCTGTAGCGAAGCACCAGGTGATCATCACCCAGGTTGTCCCGAACCAAGGCCACCGTACCGCCCAGATAAGTCTCCACTGCGATGACTTCGCCGTTGCCGCTGACCAGCGACAGGAGAGACTGGTCATAAATCTGTCCCGTGGAATCACGAAAGAACACCGCGGGGGTGGGTGAGGCATTGCCCACGTAGCCCCCTAACGCGTACTCGGAGCCGTCGTTCAGCACCACCTCATCCTGAGTGCTCACCTCCACACCAAGGCCTGCAATCACCCCTGTGGTGACGGTGATTGTGTTCGACCAGTCGCTGTCGTTCAGCGATTCACCGCGGACCTGAGCTCTTAAGTAGTACATGGTCAAGTCCCTGAGGCGGTCGATCTGGTATTGGGTCTTGTCCGTAGACGACCACCCAAAATCCACGACCATATCCGTAAACGCGGCATCGCGCGCTACCTGAAGCCGTGTCGCGGCATGGGTGTCCAGGTTAAGAGGGTAAGTACCTGTCCAGGTAACCGTCGCCTCTAGGGCGTCTGTAGCGCCCTCAGGGGCTGTTAGTGTCGGAGGTACAATATCGCCCAGGGTCGTCTGGAAGGCTAACGCTGAAACGCCTGAGGGTTCGTAGGAGGCACCTGTGTACTCCAACTCCACTCTCAGACTCTCACCGTTCGGCAAGGGACTGTCGGGCACCCACTGGGTCAGATCGCCGGAGGTGATGGTCTTGGTGGCCACAACCGCATTTTCGGCATTGTACACCCGCCATACACTGGAGAGATGGGTATCCTGCCCATCGTTGACCGTGAACGGCGATCCCTGGAACCTGGGCGTTAGCGATGTGTTGGTCACACCGCCTTCATCCGGTAAGGTGACCGTGGGGGTGAGTACGATCTCATACTGGGTTTGGAACGTCGCCTCCTTCCACACGCCCTCCAGGTTGTCGACCGACGTGTCCCGGTAACGCCACTTATACCCCCGGTAGTTCTCCAGATCCAGGGGTAATGTCAAGTCGTCCGACGCCACCGACACATCCAGCACAAGGGGGTCGGTCCAATCGTTCCCCACCTGCGTTATTTGGAACGTTCGGTTGAGTCGGGCGATGCCGTAGGCATGGTCGTACTGACCCCCGCGGAGCTTGGGTCGTACGGTACTGATGCCCTCGTCACCGATGGGGTAGACGGGGTCGGCGGTGTTGATGACGCGCGCCAGGTTGGAGTTCGCCCGGATGTACGCGATGCCGACCGCCATATCCACGTACCGTTGTGGTAACGGGATGGCGGTGAGATCCAGAGGGGTGGCTACCGAGTAATTCTCCACCAACGAAAGGCCCACTTGATCTTTGGTGACTTGGTGATCGTCGTTCGCGTCGAGGATATGGTCGGCTAAGGCCACCTGGTCCGCACTCAGCGCATCCATTTTCTGGCGAAGTGTTTCGTCGTACTCCTCAAAACTGTCCGTCAGAGCACGGGTGATGTCGGTGATCCTAGCCATGGTAGGTCTCCTGTAGGGTAGGGTTAGAACTCGTATTGACTGACTCCGATGATCGGTGTTTCTGTGACGGTGATATCGGACGTCGTGACTGTCGCCGCCGTCCCTGTGTCTAACGGTTGTGCGGTGGTGGCTGCGATTGAAATGTCGGCAACCGTTATCGTTACATCAGCAAACGATAGATCTACGTTATTGGGGATGGTATTGGGGATAGTGCCCACTGGGAACCGTGTGGCGTAAGCCGCACCGTCACCTAGTAATGCAGCGTGAACCTTGTCGCCCTTTACCGTGATCGGTGTTCCGAATCTTTCTGTGGGGATGCCCACAGCCTCCTGGTTAAAGCGCACCACCCAGTCGGTCTGACCTGAACTGCTTTTCTTCATCAGGGTAGGAAAAAGCGATAGACCCGGTGTCGTAAGATAATAGTAGACCCCTGAGGCCCCATTATCTATCACCGCGGAAAGGTTATTGCCGACCTCCCCTACACGTTCGATCTTCGACAACACACCTGTTGTTGCGTTTACGTAAAACGCGGTACGTTTCTGGGGGGTCGTGAACACAACGTCGCCGCCCGAATAGACGATGCTGTTCACACCATCGAATCGCGTGAGGTTGGCTGAATCGGGGTAGGACCGATGGAAAACCATCGTGGCCAGGTCGTACGTGTACTTACACCACGTGGGGTTTCCGGCGTTCATTGCCATCATCACGATGCCATCGCCGACGTCGCACAGCGCCCAAGGCTTGTTTTCGTTGGCCATTGCGGGCGTATAGTTTCTGGCAGACACAAACACCCCTGTGTCCGACAGACGTACCACGACCCCTGCCCAATTCGAGTCCAGGTGTTGCACCGACACGTACAGGTTTCCGTTGCCGAACGTCATCCCGGTAACAAACGTTTCTGACGAGGTGGGGATGCTTAATTCCTTAGACCAAAGCACGTCGCCTGCAGTGTTTATTGCGGTTATGTGCGTCGCCGCGCCTGACTGTCTGCTATAGAACACCGTAGATCCATCGGTTGTTACCGATCCAATGGGGGCGTTCTCTCCATCCAGGGGTGAGTCGTATTCTTTGCTGTACACTACCGTGTCGTTGCTAGCCAGAGCCACCATCATGGCACGGGTGTTGGTCCCAACGTTTCGTGTCCCCAGGTAAGTCGTCGTGCCGTTATCCAGGACGAGGACATCGCTTATCTGTTGTGTCTCCCCAACCACTTCGTCGACCTGCAGTATCGTGCCTGAAGACTCGGTCACCGTAAAGGGACCCAGGGATTGTGCTTCACTGAGGGCGAGGTGCTGTCCAAGGTACGCCACCGTGAAACGGTACACAGCAGTGGGGTTCAATTCGACCGGTATGGTGTATTCCTCCAGTTCTCCGTCCAGGGTAATGGTTTCCTCAACGACGTCGTTCTTATACACCGTGATCTCGATCTGAGCCAGGGTGTCGGCGTACCCCGTGGTCTGGATGGGTGAGAACACCAGCGTTGGCTGAGTTGGGATTGCCGCATCGACCGCATCGATGGTGGCGGTGGGGGTGTGAATATACGCGTTGGCGGTAGTGAACTGCAGCTCGCCCGGATCGCCTTCGCCCAGGGCTTGGCCGTGATGGGTGGCGGTCAGGGTGTACTGGGTGTTAGGTTCCAGAGGGCTCACGGGTAAAGTGATGGTCGTTAGGTTTGTCGCATCATTCACCGACGCCCAGATTTGCGTCTGACTTACGGTGTCCCATAGACGCCAGGTGGTGGCGGTGTGAGTGTCGACGGGGTTGGATGAAAACGCCTCGGTACTAAAGGCGGCTTCAGACAAAGCCATGTTCTGCACATCGTCTTGGGTCTGGATGACAGCGGCGTGCACCTCGGCCTGAGTAGTGACGAAGCGACCTGCGATCGACCACCCGCCTAGGAGGCCGTGTGTGGGTACGTCGCGGCAGCGCCACTCGTATTCCACCAGATGCTCCAGATTCATGGTCACGGTAGTGGTGTCGGCGTTGTTTGACCCTTCCCACACCAGCGCTTTGAAGTCGGTGCCTTTCAAGGCGACCTGAAACTCACGGGTCAACCGGGGCTCGCCCCAGGCATTGTCGTACCCAGACCCGACCAGTTCCGGGAGCAACGTGGCCAGTACGGTTGATTCCTCCGGTGCCATCGCGGTCGGGATAGCGGTGCCACTGACCGATGAATAACGCGACCGGACGTAGGCTCGGGCGCCTTGTACATCCAAATACCGATCCGACAGTGTGGCATCTGCAGATTCTGCTTCGGACGCAATGCGGTAATCTTCAATGTCCCCAAACCCTGCGGCTACTGCGGTGGTGATGTGTGGGTTTTCTTCATCGTCAGTGTGCTGTGTGCCGGCGTCTAATGCGCTCGTGACGACATCAAACTGCCCCCGGATGATGTTGGTGTATATGCGTTCATAATCTATCGAAACCTGCGTCAGGGCGTAGTATTTACTGGCGTTGATGGTCATCGGTTAATTCTCCTGTTGTAAGCAACTTATTCGTGGATGTACGTAAGGGTACCCCATGGTGTTGGGTCAGTAGCGCTCTGGTCGATGATCGACTGGAACAGGGCCACCGCGGGTGACTCGGTGCCCGCCCGGCACATAACCGGCAATCGGGTCAGGGTCTGAGGCGTGGGCCACGACCCTCCTCTGGGGGTTACCTCCACTGCGCATCGAGCCCAGGCGTATTCCGTGTGAGGCATGAACGACTCGCCTTCGGTGATGGTAGCGGCGTCGACATAGTCCACGTACCAAAGACGGTTGATGGGGTCGGGGATTCGCATCACCGCCTTTAGGCCGGTATGGTGCGTCTGGGTGTACAATACATCCACATGATCGGTGGTGCTACACAGCACCATCACCGACTCAGGGAGGTGGTTGTTGGTGTACGTTGCAACACCCGCAGACACCACACCGGTGACCGAGGCGCCTACCGAGGTAGTGTGAGGAATGGTGCCTGAACCAACGGGACTGCGCATAGGAAACACACGTCCATCGGGATGGCGCAGGGTCAGAGACCACCGCGCGGAGATCGCCAGATGTTTATCCAAGACAACCACTTCGTCGCCCCGATCAATCACCAACTCATCCGTCTGTGCACGTCGCTCCACCACTCGTACCCCTAATTCACTGGGTGACGCAGGGGCGCTTCCAGGTGCGTGGTACGCAACCTGTGCATTAATTGCATTCGTTGATTCGTCGTATACCCAACACCCTGTGGCTTTTGAGTGCACTTCGCCCTGGGCGTTCCGATACTGCACCGTATACCCACTGTATTGCTTACCGTTTAAGGGGGCGTAAAAGGAACGTTCAAAGACACTGTCGGGTCCGGCATCCAGTCGGTGGGCCGTCAGCTCACCGGTGCTTAGGGTGTATTGGGCATAGATGACACCTTGATGGGTGGGGGTTGTGCTCAGTACCGACAACCAGACCGATCCGTCCCACACCCCGTGAAACCTGGGGTCGGACAAGGTGTGTGAGTACACATCCTCTAAAACCCCCAACGCGTCACCGGGTACGCCGTCCGCGTCCAAGGACAGAAGAAGAAGCCGGTGTGACCCAGTCTCCGGTATGTGTGCGGCTAGAGCGTTAAACGGTGACGCATCGCCTGACAGGGCGGTGAAGACAGCGCCCTGTGTAAGGTGTGTGCGCCACACCTCCGACCCTTGACGATGGCTTCGGCTCCGGGGGCCTGTCGTTTCAACCCACGCGCCCGGTGCGCTTACCCCAAAACCGCCAGTGCGTTGTACGTCGGTGGGGTAAGTTCCCGGGGGTGTAAGGTACCCGTGTACCCCGCCGGCCATGGTGCTAAACTGCACCTCGGTTGCCTCAGACCACCCAAAGTGGCGACCACGCCAGCGCACCGAGACGGTGTAGTCAGCCCCGTACATCAGGCGACGAGATACTGTTATGCTCGGTTGGTCTTCGGTGTACCGTCGCCCCCACACAGGTCCAGTAGTGTCGTGCACCGTCACCTGGATCTCCTCCAGGGTGTCTTGATGTGCCTGGGTAGGAAACGGGGAAAGTTGCAGCGACGGCGTCACGGTCGAGGCCTGGTCGTTATCAAGCAACCACACACTGGGGGGTGGGGTGGTGACCATTAAGCTGGTAAACTCCGCCAACCCAAACGGGGTGGTGCCGTGGACTCGCCCTACGTGACTGGCTTCGAGACGGTAGGTTTGACCCGGCACAACGATGTTCTCCGGCAGTCGGACGGAGGTCAGATGACCTACACTGTCAGACAATGCCCACACAACGGTTTCAGTGGAGGTCAACACCAAACGCCAGAGGGTATCGATGTGGACATCGCCTTGTACGTTGGTGGGGTATGGTGAGGTCGTAAACGTCGGAGTCAGACCGGTGGCGGACAGGTCTTCACCCACTACACTCACGAGGGGGGTCTGTACCTCGTATGCGTCGACAAAAAACGACCAAGGGTGGCTCCAGGCGGAGGCACTCCCATCCGCCGCCACATCCCGACACTGCCATTGGTGCGTGGTCTGGTTATCCAAATCCACCGGCACGAGGATCTCGTTGTGGTTGATCTCAAAGGTGTGAGTTTCTTGTGTGTCCTGCTGAGTCAGACGGAACTCCCGTTTAAGGCGGTTTAACCCAAAGCGGTTACGAAAGCCCGTGGCCTTTAACGTAGGGCGCCTCGTGGGTACCGTGGACGCATCCTCGGGTGACAAGGGCGACACCGGGTCAAAGACCCGTATAGAACTCATCCGATGTTCGACCGACCGCCGGGCGCCCAGCACATCCACATACCGGTCACTTACCCGAGGGTTGGTGACCTCCCCGTTGTCCGCGATGGGGTAGTTTCTCAAGTGTGACAAATCCACACTCAGGGGGGTGAGTGCGTGTGGGTTGTGTTGGTCCGCCACATGGGCTGAGCCGTCCTCAGCCAACACCATGAACGCGCCGAGATACTGCCCCTGCACTTCAGCGTGACGACGGACGGTGTATTTAAGATCAGCCATGTAGGCTTCTACCCGACCCATAGTAAGCTCCTTTAGTGTAGGGTGGCAACGTCATAAAATGCCCCACCGACCACATAGGTCGGTAGGGAGTTCGTTCTAAGCAGGTGGTTCAAAGTACGCAACGACATCCTGTTCGGTGATCTCGTCCGAAACCAGCTGGATGTACGGTTTGGTTGGGTAGTAAAACCCCAAGGTTTCTAGGACAATATAAAACGGCGACATGATCGTGTAAATAACCTTGGCTAGGTTGGCGCCTTGGATCAATTCCTCCGGCACGCCTACCCGATCAATGACTGGCAGCGGCAACATGATCTCAGAGATCTGTTGCTTGTTTCGTCGTTGTAGCCAGTGTTTTAACCGATGCCGGATGTCGGGGTCTTCAATGCCGTCCAGCCATTCCTGTATTTCTGTTTTGTTTTTTGCCGAAACCTTAAAGCTGACCGCCATGTACGGGGGTTCTTCCACCATTCCATACTTAGGACCAAAGACCTCGTTCCACATTTCGTAATACTGCCAAATGCTGGAATACGGGTTGGTGTACGTGTCTTTGGATTTGACCTGTCGGGTTCGGAACCAGTTGGACGAACTGCCTTTGATGTCCTTACGGATCTGGTGCTCGATCTGCGCGACCTTGTACAGTTTGCTTTTTGCATCGATGACGGTGTCTGTCATGACGCCTTCCATGATCTCTTTGATCATGTCCACTTCCAACTCCTTTATCTCAGCAGGGGTTTGCGCTGATCGTAACTCCGCCCCTTTAAGCTCCAACCCTAGTTCACGGAAGACGTTGCCTTCCTGAGCTAACTGGTACGCAAAGTAGTGTTTAGATCGGTTGGTGGGCACAAAGATCGGGTAGCAAAACTCGTTCTTCATGGACAACATGAACAGGTTGTGCTTGGAAATGCCCATGTTACCGGATATTGTGGCCAACAGATGTATCACCATCTGAGAGGTAAAGTACGCCACCGTGGCGGCGACACGGTATGCCGTTTCGCTGAAGTCTATTTGTCCCAGGTACCACTCAACCCACCACTGCACGGTGAATATCGTAGAATCGGTATCGCCTGCGATCACACTCCGTCTCACAGCGTTAGGCAACACCGCCACCGACGCCGGGGCGACGGGTGAGGCCCAGAGTGTCTGAATGAGCGGTTCGTAATGCATTAACGCACCACGGACACGGTCCACCTGACTCGCCAGGGCAGACCATCCGTCTGGATCGGTTTGGGCAATGTCCTTAAACTCCCTACCGCGAAAGACATCCTGCATCATCACTGACAAATACACCAAAATGTCTTCGTCCAAGTCCGCCAACACCGCATCCGGGTCAGCCACTGGCGTTTTTGGGGGTTGGATGAATCGATCAAACAACTCACGCACCATCTCTGGGTTTAGGATAGCCAGGTGATACAGGTCGCCTACGTACATAAAGGCGGCGCGTTCGACGTCGGTCAGACCGATCACGTAGTGACGTATCTGCTTCATGTGTTTGTCAGATGACCAGTACAGTCGGGTGGATCGGACGATGCAGTCCATGACCTGGTCTGGGGTGGGGTACACCAACCCATAACGACGAACCACCTCATCGACACGTGGGAGATCGGCCATGTTGCATATCGCAGCGATGTTGGTGTAGACTGTGTCTGGCTCCCAGTAATGTCGGCTGCCTTGTATGAACTTTTCGTTGTTGCCGTTGGCGTATGCCGTGGCCGACCGACACGTCGAGGTGAGGGTGCTGTGTGCCGATTTTACAAACAAGATGCTGTACTCGGAGTTGTGAGCGCCCGATAGAGAGTTTGCGTCTATTTTGCACGAAGACTGTTGTGAGTCCGCGATGGATTTGGCCAATTCATCACCGCGCTGCCCTGCCTCAAACTTGCGTCGCTTATAAACCTTTCTCTCTTCAATCCGATCTCCGGTGTACGCTGACAAGATGGAGGGGTTGTTTTCCTCTCGGTCATACACCGTCATCGTGGGGGCCATCAGCAGGTTATGATCCTGAACGTGTTTCAGATATTGGGTGAACGTGGTCACCCCACGCTCACGGTCACTGCTGTTGTCCCGGTGCAGCATCTTCACTTTGGGATCGATCATCCCCATGACACCCCCTGGCATTAAGGCTTTTTTAGCGTAGGCCAGGCACGTTTCGTAACTGTCACCGGTGTTACGGCTCAAGTAGTGAGCCGCATCTTCCAGAGCCCCTTGGACGATGTTGTAATCTCGTCCGTACTCATCGACAGGCAATACAAATGGGTTAGCCACGGGGTATACCTCATTTAACAATGCGCAAAGTGGGTTTGGGTGTTTCTTTATCGTTGGTTTGGGTGGGGTGGGTAGTTTCCCACTCCGGAATAGGGTAATACGCGCGATCGTCGCCGACACGGTTGAAAGCAGACAGTCCAATGACGGCAGTGGCGGGTATGGATATCGGGTACGTGGTTCCGTCAAAACGGGCGGTGAACTCTAGATTGCCATCCACAACGTCAGACGACGGGGTGGCATGCGGCCCCACACTCAGGGTGACGATGCCACCGTCTTGGCGGGCCACCAGGAATGGATCAAATAACTTATCCACCGTGGCGTGTATATGAACAATGCCAAACGTCTCTAGCATCCACGCCCGTATGGCGGGGATTAAGTGGGAGTGGGGTGCGGTTTTCATGAGGTAAGTATCCTTTTGTGAGGTGGTCTATTTAATCGTCCGGTGACATAAAAAATGACCTGACAAAAAAATAAGGGTATGAGGGGGCTAAGCCCCCCTTCCCTGGTTACCTCAGGCGAACGTTAACCTGGTGGAATCCGTTCTGATGCAGGACTTGCCTCAAACGAGCATCATCACCCATACTCAAACCTTCTACTGTGACTTCAGCAGTATAATTGGTGTGGACGATCAATGTGGACTCCTTGATCCACGGTAAGCCTATTATGGCAATCTGGTTGTTGCGGTCCCTAACTACGACGTAGGAATAATCTCGGGCGTTATTCGGGGCGTCATCGGGCAGCGTCGGGGAAACCCGAACGTGCAAGGCTACCGGGTCAAACCCGTTACGTACCGCAGTATCGTAACTCAGAACCCCCTCCACGCGTACGTGGGAAAAGGTCCCGAGGTAGTTACTGGGGTAGACGTCAAAGCTGATGACATTACCCGGTATCAGTGACGGGTAAAGGTTGTTCATTTTGGACTCCGGTGTGCATAGTTAATATAAACCGTGTTGATCCGTCGATGGCAAAAGTGTCGACAGAACGTATATGATACCCCTTTTCAGTCAATGCGGTGACGGTTCTTTCAAGCTCATGGCCTATTTCAGCCAAAACCTCGGTCAGTTCTGTGTCTCTGGCCTCGGGTTGTTTGCCTCCGTCCCTCACAAAATAAGCCTGTAAAAGGGAGCTTATTCTCTGCCTTATCGTATCCTTTATGACAGGGCAGTCCGTGGGAGTGTCCGAGTAGTACTCGTTGCACACCCACTGGATCAGGGTAGTGATCTCGCACGGCCGTGCGACTAAGATCAGTGTCGCCACGGGATAGGTCCTGATAAGATAGGTGGTTGACGCTGTTTTTCAACATCGTATCGGGTGATTCTTTTTATTCGGTATATCCCCATGATGATGTCCCCAGCCACTAAACGCGCGTACGCCATGTTTTCATCGGGGTGAATCTCGGGGGTGGTGTGAATGAATACCGCCAAGATGTTCCGATACAGTTTGCGCAAAGCGCTTGAAAGCACAGAGTCCTGGTAAGCGTCATAGTAGTCTGCCATACCTTCGTAGTGGACAGACGTGACAAACGCTTCTTGCCAATGGTGGTTCGCCGGAGACTCCCCACGTAAAGTCTGTGCCTCATCGACCAGCTCGATGAGCTTTGCGAGGATGTACTCCAGCTCAAACCCCACGTCGGTCAGCACGAACGTTTCTTCGTGAAACGTCTTGAGGATGCGGGCGGTGGGGAGGATTAGGTATCGATGGTATCCCACAAGGGCCTCCATGGTTTGTTTATCGGTGTTTATCAATAAAGGGTTAACTGACGAAGACGACCATGTCGTTGCGCATCCAGTCATGAATGCTCAGATGGATGTCCAGAAGGGAGTCGTAACCGGTGGGCGGGTAAAAGATCTCCAGCCGGTTCACTAGCGCTTCAATGATGCGTCGAAAGTCTGTGTCTTTTACGTGGTTGTCGACCATAGTGGTCACCATGTCGATGTCCCCCCACACGGCGCTGTCCATGACACGGTCGTAGAAAGTGGGTAAAGCTTTATTCTCCATTTTGACAGGGGGCTCATACATCGGGGGGTGGTGTGGCATGTATGGGTCTTTAAGTCGATTGTCAATCGCCCATATATCAAAGGTCGTCGACAGGAGGTGTCGGCATAGGTGAATCACATCGACCTCAGAGCTTTTAGGGAACAGCTGCAGCAAAGCCAAAAAGACATCGTGGGTGGGGATGGCTTCGTAGCGAGGGCAGTGTGCGTTCCACTGCCACCGAGGTAACTGGTGTTGAATCATGGCCAGTTTTGCCTTTGTCGTTTGGGTATGTAATCTCCCAGGCAGTCGTTGTCTGGGGGTGGTGTGGGTATGTTACCGGTGATGCGAAGATCCCAGTTGTGTAGAAATCCGTAGTCGATCTCCAGTGGGTGGTCGCCTCGGTACGATAAGTCCGTATAAAGGTTGTTGACTTCTCTGGATAAAAACATGGATAACTCGGTGTACGCTAGCTGTATGTCCGCGGGGTAGGCTTGGTTATAGAACCATTGAAGGTAGTCGTCCAGGGACGTATGGTCTAACAGGGCTGCATCAACCATCCCCCGGATGATCCAGACCCATTGCTCCTCCGACGCCGGGCAATGTCCAGGCTTCGGCGACTCTAAAGCCATAAAGGCCTTGATCAAACCCCCACTGGACACCAGTCGTACGGCGGTAGTCTTTCGCCAGGCGATTCCAGACATGGATACGGTAATCTCCTTTACAGATGAATAGGTACTCGTTGCGGGGTCTGGCTTCTATGTGCCAGACGTCCATGGTCGTCTCAGTGATGCCGTGTTCATCTAATAGCCTATACAGCATCACTCTTAACGGGTCGTAGACGTGTGCCAGTATGTCTTCGTACAACGATGTATCGCCCCGATGCCACGGGGCTCGACCAAACACATCATTAATACACTCATCCAACATGGTGTCGTCATGCACAGCCCACGCCATGCGGCGTGCAATCTCATCGGAGAGATAAACCTCAACCAACTGATTCAGTTTTTTTGGGGTCAAATAATCCATGACCTCATCCTTGTACCGCTCCATGGCACTCTGGTGTAATCGAATCAACATAGGTTTGACACTGACTAACGTGACTTGGCGCGCTTCCATGACATCCTCGATCTGGGGTTTCTGTGAGTCCCTACAAGGGACTTTACTGACATACCATGCCCTATGTACTAGGTATTGACAATAAAGGTCGTGTGAGGGGTCCTAGGACGGTTTAAGGTACTGCTTTAGATCTGTCTCGTTAATGATGGGGATATTAAGTTCCTTAGCCTTCTTGGCTTTGGTTCCTGCATTAGCACCTACCACCACCCGGGTGGTTTTAGCCGTGACTGATTTGGCCACCGTCGCACCTAGGGTTTCTAACTGCTCCTTTAAGTTATCCCGTGTGGTGTGTTCTAAAGATCCCGTAAGTACCCAGATCTCTCCAGAGAGTGGGGTTGGGGTATCTACTGAGGGCAACGGTTGAGGCGACACGCCGTGTGCCAGTAAACGCTTTACTTCCTCCAGTGTTGCATATTCTCGGAAAAACGCGTAGATGGATGCAGCCGATATCGGTCCTATATCGACGACAGACTCTAATTCTTCCACGGAAGCTGCCATGATGGCCTCTAACGTACGGAAGTGTTCGGCGAGCCGTTTGGACGTCCCCTCACCTGTGTGCCTTATGCCAAGGGCATATAGAAAACGCTGTAGGGTGGGGTGCTTGGATTTTTCAATCGCTTCCACGGCTTTATAAGCGTTTCGTTCGCCTAAGAAGAAACCCAGTATATCCTTCTCCACCTGGAGTCCATAAAGGCCCGCCGCGGTTTGGATGACACAGTGACCTAGTAGCGTAGTGACTGCTCGGTGACCAATGCCTTTTATGTCCATGGCCTTACGTGATGTAAAGTGCAAGATAGCGGCTTTGGTCTGAGCAGGGCACGTCATGCTGTTCACGCAGCTTATGTGTGGTCCTGCAGGGTCTTTGGTGGCAGGTGACCCACACTCGGGACACGTTGTGGGTGTAGGGATTGCCTTTGACTTTTCAGACGTTTTCACAACGCGTGTAATCTTAGGGATCACATCGCCTGCTCGCTGGATCGATACAGTATCGCCGATACGCACACCTAACCGATCTATCTCCTCCATGTTGTGTAGCGTTGCGTTAGAGACTGTCACGCCTCCTACTTGAACGGGCTTTAGCCGCGCCACAGGCGTCAGTGTGCCAGTACGGCCCACCTGGAAGTCCACCGACTCCAATGTGGTGGTGACCTCTTCTGCTGCAAACTTATAGGCGATCGCCCAGTTTGGTGTGCGCGATAACGCACCCAGGCGCCGCTGTTCGGTGATGTTGTTGACTTTGATCACGACGCCGTCTATGTCGTACCCTAGATCTGGGCGGATGGACTGTAGATGCTTACATTGTGCGACCACTTCATCTATAGTCCCCACACAAAGGATGTGTGGGTTAACCTCTACCCCCCATGAAGCAACTTCGGTAAAGAAATTCACCTGAGTCAATAAACTGTCAAAGCCCACCCCACCGTACAGACAAAAACTCAATCCGTATTCCTGAGGCTCTTTGCGGCGCAGAAGGCCTGCGGCAGCATTGCGTGGGTTAGCAGCCGGACTTTTCCCCTGACGGACGCGAACGGCGTTATACGTATCGAACGTAGTACGGGTCATAAACACCTCGCCCCGCAACTCCGTGTCCTTTAACACGGGTATGGTTTGTGGCAGGTTATTGATTACGTGTGTGTGGTGGGTGACGTCCTCACCGACGCTACCGTCGCCCCGTGTGGCGGCTTTGTGTATTTTTCCCTTACGGTATTGTACCGATAGGGCCAGACCGTCCATCTTAGGCTCGCATACGTAATCGGGTTCCTGGATCACCTGCCGCACGCGGCGGTCGAAAGCCTTGAGTTCCTCTTCATTAAACGCATTAGCCAAAGACAACATGGGGGTGGTGTGTTTTATGCCGTCTGCTTCAGTCGGCAGGGGTGCGCCCACGATGTTTGTAGGGCTCTTGGGATCGGCTAGGTCTGGATGCTCGGCTTCTAAGTCGAGCAGTTCCCGAAAGAGTGTGTCGTACTCACCATCGGTGATGGTGGGGGTGTGTAGGTTGTAATACGCATGGTTGTGATGGGTCAGTAGCGTTCTGAGTTCACGAGCACGTTTTTTCGGTTGCATATAAGGTTCCTTTATATCCGCAGAGGGCATAGATGGGGGACTTAAAAGTCCCCCATCTACGTACAGTTACCAGATCGGTAGCTTAGCGATAAGCTTCAACCCAAACGCTGCCAGGTTGATGACCCACCAATGCAGTATATCTAGCACGAGGTTAAACATCTTACTGCCCTCTGTGGTTTCTGATTGTGTCAGTGCGGTTACAGCACTAACCCGTTATCATCCGCTTCGCCTTTTTCCGCGTAGCGTTGGACGACCTTTCTCGCCGACTTTCGCTCCTGGATCTTCGCCTGCACCTGAGCGATGTAGTTGTAGATCTTATCCACATCGTGGGTCAGGAGGTAATGTAGGCCTTCTTGCTCTTCGCCGGTGATGGCTTTGAGATCACAGTAGCCAGTGGCACTGTAGTCCGGATGCCACCCGGGGGGCGATACCGACGGACTGGACATCAGGCTGGCGACGGAAATGACGTCGTAGTCATTCGCGCCTTCTACTGCCGATTCGTGGTCGAACACACGCAGCCGCACCAGTGCCGGCTCAAAATCCAAACGGTCAATTTCCGAGAAGTTGATCCAGTTGTGAATGTCGCGAGTGTCTAGCTCGTCGTTCTGACGAGAAGCCAGAACTGCCAGGGCGGCGATAGTGGTGTGGACGTGTGCGTCCACTTCAGCGCGCGTCGTATCGGGATCATTATGCTGATACGCAAAGACGACGTTCTTTCCTCGCTTTTGTGAGATGGCATCCAGAGACTTTAGTGTATCGACAGTGTTATCGGTCGCCATGGCGGACTCTTCACCGCCGATGATCACTGAGATCACCTGCTCGCCACGGGCCAACAGTTCAGAGTGGATCAAAATTCCAGCCACAGATCCTGTGCCACCAATACCTGTATATACCACTACTGACAAATCACCTGGTGGGTGATCCAGTAGGAGTTTCTTGATGGACTCTGAGATCGCGGACGCATTCTCTTTACGTACTTTACCAGAACCATCAACGCCTTCGATGATGGCTGCGCGTTTGCGGTCTAAGCCATTGTGCAAGTTGGAGAGTGACGTATCCACGTACGTCACGTCAATGGCGGCTTGACCGTCTCTTACTTCGGCGTTTTCAAAATAAGGGCCCAGTTTGATGCCACCGCCGCCGCACGAGTATAGGGTGAGTCGGGATTTGGGTTTGTGGTCTTTTGCCATGATAATGGATATCCTTTTTGATGGATGGTCTAAGAACAGGGTGTGTACCTGTGTATAATGTCTACTTTAAAAGATTTGGGACATCGATCGTCATAAGGTGTAGCGAGTACTTGGTGTTTGACCGTGAATCCTATGACGCTTTATACCGACCACCTACTGGTCCAAGGGGATACCGTGAACATCATTCAAAAAGCATTAAGTGATCTTTATTACACCATACCACCGGAAGTGCTGGAGATGGCGTTCATGGATCGACAGGCGATCCGTCAAGGTCTGGCGATCTCTCTGGAACACCGCATCCGTGAGAAGGTCATCGACGCACGGGTCATACCCGACTGCAACATCCGTGGCGGTAAACAACTGGAGGTGCCTCTTGACGGCTTACCTGTACAGCGGCATCATAATGGAATGCACGTTTATCATATCCCTAAGGATCGTACCGATGGTTGTGCTATCACCTCGGTGATGTCGGTGACGTATGGGTCGTATGGGGCCTATGGGAACATGTCCGGCCGGGGGTATTACAACCACCAAAGCGATTTATCCAACGTCGCAGCCGGCGTATTGTCCAGTGCAGAGTCTCCCGGACACCTATCGTCAGCATCGGTGCAGCTTATCGGGGAGAATATCCTTCTCGTCAAGTCGTTGACGCCGATGCCAGGTAACGCTTTTGTTCGGTGCAACGTGGAGCACGATGCGGGACTGTCCAACATAGCACCCGCTTCCTGGCCCGTGTTTTCCGACATGGTACAGCAGGCCACCAAAGCGTACATCTACATTCACAAACGGGTGATGTTGGATCAAGGGTTCTTGCACGGTGGCATCAACCTGGGCGCCATCGGGGACTTCGTTGACGGGTACGCTGACGCTAATGAGTTGTACCAGGAAATACTGAAGGAGAAATGGGGACGGGTCACCCACGCCAACGACACTGAACGGATGCGGCGTACCATGGCGCTTCAGATAGGCATCAATCGCTAACACAAAAAAATAAGGGGCATAGTAGCAGGAGGGCGTGGTGCCCTCCTGCTATGCTGTCGACTACATCACCTCGAAGATTTCGATGGGGAGTTGGTTCATAGACAAAGGCACATCCCACTGCCAGATTTCCGAATACTCAGGGACAGGCAGTGTGGTCGGGGCGTAGGTGCTGCCGTCGATGGCGGATACCAAAAAGCCCTGCTTGTCGTAGGCCTGTTTGATGCTATACGCCCGGATGCCATAGTCGTCATACCAGTCTTCGAGGCGACTGGCTAGGGCGGTTAGTGTATCAGCCTCCTCGGTGTTAATCATGGCGCACTGGATCTGATAATCCGAGAACTTCACCAGGATCACAGACAGTGGGTTATTGAACACCATCGATTCGATGTACGTGCTGGCTTCCATCAAACCCACCATCTGTTTATCTAAGAAGGCTAAGTCGGTGGGTTTGAGTCGCGTTTCAGGCTTCTTTATCCATTCTAATAGATTGGTCATGGGTTTACTCTCTTTTTAAAGGTTTAGGTGTCTTGTTTGAAACTCCCCGCACGAAAGTACGGAGTGTCTTGTATAAGCCACGCTACGTTGTGTTCGTTGGTGTGCAAGGTGGCATTTGGTAAAAGCTTGCCGTTCAATGCTGATTCTAATGTCCGATTATCAGGGGCAATGCAGGCCCACCGTAAGGCGGTGGATGCTTTTTCCAGGAGGGTGTCGTAGGACTCATCGGACTCATCCATCGGAACCGATGGAAGAACCCACAGCACCAGATGGTTGGGGTCAGCAAACACCACCGTACCCTGCGGCCACACCGACTGCACCTCGGTCAGCACGTCGGCGTGTTGCATCGCCAGCGCCTCCGTGCGACGCTCAATAAACGCATCAGTTTGCGGCATACAAAAGCTCCTTGTGGGCGGGGGTGACGATTTCCCCATGGGGGTTATTAAACGACAAATTACGGCGTGAGATACTGTAGAACAACTCATCCCCTTCGGGGGCTGAAACCACCAGATGGATAGAGTCCGAGTCAACACCCATGCGAACCACCGGTCCGCAAAGGTGGGCCGTAAACCCCAACACGGTTACTTTGTCGACATTATTAGCTACAAAGACCACCGGGGGGCCGCAGGTAGATAAACAGACTCCCCATCGAGCTCCCTGGGATTTGATATAAACGCACTGCGTGAGTGTTCCGTCTACCCGCAAGGTTTTTCTGACTTCATCCACAACGATCTGGCGGATCGGTAGTTCCGATAAGTTCGTTACGGGCATTAAATTTATCAGAGGCTTGGTGGTCTTCGTGGTCACTACGGACTCCTTAATGGTGTTAGTGTTACTATTACGATAGTTTTCTTGTGTATTTTTCAACACAGCGACAGCATAACACCCTGGGCTGATGCCCAGGGTGTCGGCTACTTCACACAATAGAATGGCGACCCAGGTAACATCCAAGTGCTACATGACATCGATGACCGTGTCAAACCGGGCTTGGACACCCCAACCTATCCTGGGTCGCCATAAAGGGGGTGCCGTCGTTACCCCTTGAAAAGGTCGGCTTGTCATTAACGGCCTTACGTGTCGCGCTATGAGAAAGCGCACCGTTGTAACAAAAACCTCGACGTAAGAGAACTTGTCCGCAGACAAGTCACACGACGGCACCGTAACTGGTAAAGCTGTCACCCTTTGGGGATCATGGTCGTCCAAGGGGGGTTTTCTAACACACGGTAAACCTCCTGATGCCAGTCTTTCCAAAACTCATGGCCACGGATAGGCGATAGTCTAGCGACTACGTCGTGCATATCATGCACACCGATGGCGTGTGACAGTATGTCTTCAGGCACCTGGTCAACCGTCACTGTGTGCCAGATTTCATCCCAAAGAACGCACCGATTGTAGTATTTTCGAGTAATGGGGACGTAGATCGACCAGCCGTCCAGACGATGGCTGGCAGCTTGATCCAATAAGATGGGTTTGTTGCTCATCATTTGGGTTAAAAACGTGCCTAATACGGCGCTTTTGACTTCGTCAAGATCCCCACTCCATTGGTGTATTGTCCACCCCGGTAAAGTCGGGTGGGCACCGGTCAGCGTGCTAGTCGTCCAGAATAAGCGCCAAGGTAAGGTAACGCCCACGCCACTCTCCCATGTCACTAGGTAGGTAAAAAAAAAGGGCGGTGCTAAAAATGTGCGCACCGCCCTATCCTGAAAACAACACGACGGAGTGTGGAGTTATCCGTCGGTTGTATTGTCTTGCGAACAATACATAAGATAAGCATTGATCCTTCTCTTTTTTACTGTCCGCGCAGGAAACCCTGTACCAGATCGGCAGCCTTTGCGATCCGTGTCATTTCATTAGACATCTGTTCGTCCGTTAAGTCGCGCCATTTGTCCGACAAAGCGCCCACCTGATAATTGTACCGTGTTGCAAAGGCGGTCAGTGTGGTGGGGGTGTCGTTCACGCGGTACCGCATCAACTGACCACGGTTATCCAACGCCGGGTTGTCCAGCCAGTGGATCTTGTGCCCGGTTTTAAACACCATATCTCTGAGGTTGGCGGGGTGAATGTCTAACCAAAAAGCAATGCGAGTCAACCGGTAGCCCAGATCGGCCCAACGCTGAATCAGGTCAATCAGACCCACGTTGTACGTGGTATGGATGTGGTCAGTCACCTCACCTTGCGACCTCCGACGTGAAATGTGTTTGCTGACACAGTCGGAGAGGTCTGGGTGTTCAAAGGCCGCTAAGGCGGCCTCGGTGGATTCGTAACGCTTTACGTGACTGCGTACCCACTTGTGTGGCAGCTTGTACGTAAAGCAAAGTTCTTTATGCGTCATGGCGGTCGCGCTCGTTGCCAAAAAGAAAGACTGTGTGGGGGCAGCTAGCTGCCCCCATGTCATCATCACTCGTCGTCCGTCACTGTGATCGGGGCGGTGTCTTGGGGTGCACGGGTGGCGCACTTTTTCGCTTCCTCACCCAAGTTTACCATCTGGGGGATTAATCCCCGAACGAGTGGGGCTAGGCGCTCCACCGAGTCGGCGTACCACGCCAGGTAATCTTCGGAGACCTCCATCTCCATCTCCAGTTTGGCCGTTCGTTTTAACTTGAACTTTACCAAAGTAGAAGTCAACTTAGACTTCTGCGTTATTTTCAACGTGCCCTGTTTCAAGGCTTCGGTGGGCGCTATTTCCTCCATGATGCGCGCTACCGACTTCAGTTCTTGGGCGTTCAGGGTTACTACGTAAGAAACTTTCATGGTCTTTTCCTTTTATCGTTAGCGTCCTAGACGTAGGACAGGTGTGTATCTCAGGATAGATATCTGTATCTATCCTACTAATAATGTATGTCTGAGACCGTTTCGACCACAGGGACACTGAGCATCACCAGCAGGGCCACAGACGGTGCCAGGAGAGGCGTCAGCACCACCAGCGGCACGTCGCACAGTCGCAGGAGGTTCTCACGGAGCCCCCAGACCAACAAGACCACGATCGCCAGAGCCCACAATAAGACGAGGCGGGTCAGACCTCCCGCAGCAGTCTCGATCGACCACCACACCTCCGACCCCCCAACCAAGACAGCCGCAGCGGTAGACAGCGCCACCCAAAACCACACCAGGGCATCCATGTAGATCTTGACACGCTCAAACCGAGTCATACCCCACCCCGCTTTACTGATCTGGGCACGGTGGGCCAGATGTGAAACCTGCGATGAGACACCTGATAAACATCGTCCTCGTTGTTGGAGGTGCACGATATCCAGATATCGATGGGGATGCCTTGCGTTACTGCCGCATTCATGCCGATGCGCACCTGCTCCGCGGCGTCGCGCACAGCCCGAGGCACCAGTAACACCTTGTGATCCCGAGACCCTTCCCAAACCTGGGTAGGGAGAGTGTAAGTGGTCGCAGACCTTGGCAACGGGTAGGCGTCCAACACCATTAACGCCTTTTCCACAGGGAGCACGATTTTCTCCCATTGCGCGTCGGTTATCCCCCGCCGACACGCGGAGAGCTTCAGCGTGTTGTGTGTGTCCTTGTCGTATGTGGGAGGGACTGGGCTAAGTCCTTGTTGGGTCAGATACGTCTCAGCGACTGATACACACCGATCGAACCAGAGGTCGTGTTTGATGAGCCACTGTTCGTCGGCGTTACCGCGTCGCCACACGCTCTGGTCGTCTGAGTAGCTGTAGTACACATCAAAGTATTTCAGACACAACGCCACGGTGTCTTTATCACCGGGAAGGTTATTAGTACGCTGGTGGCTCAAACGCAGCTTCACGGCGTCCAGAGCGGCTCTGTCGCGCAGGTAGTCGGTCAAGCTCTCCGCGTAGGCGGGGAGATTTTCAACGGACACGGGGATCATAAGGTTTCCTCTTTACAGGTAGTAGGTGTGTGTACATAGGGATGATGTCTATCTGTTTTTTATTCGGCCACATGCAGCATAAAAGGAGGGCGTTCGTGCCCTCCTAAACGCCCAGTAGTAACTACCCTGCCGTTTCACCACATGGTCTATCTAAAGGGTGTGCCTTATTCAGACTACTAAAGGAAGGTATAAATACCCCTCTCCAAAGGCTGTCTTCATCGCCACTAGCGTGTCGCCTACGACAGAGCGTAAGGGATAAGGTTGTCATTCAGTCAGCTTCGTTTCACTCGCTTCCTTCATTCCGCTTTTCTTCTTCCTAAAATATATCAAGCGCATATTTTTTTACTTTAACAAGAAACATTAGTCTAAGGTAGCAAGGTGGATATATCTACCGAATATCCACATACACAGCCATGACCCGTAAGGGTAAAGATATTAACCTACATACCTACTACGCTACGCTACGTAGTCAGCGTCTCCGTCAGGCGGCTGACCCTTGTCAAAAAATAAACAGGGGGGTGATCATGTGTCCAAACCTACACAACCCAACAAAGGATTCATCTAATGAGCGAAGCACCCGCGAACGATTACCCAGCACCGACCCCCACACAAAGTGTGGTCGGGTATGAAACCTTGTGCGATGCCCTGGCATCAAATGATAAACTGCTTCTGGTCGCTACTGCGTTCCAGATCGACCCCGATAACGCTAAGGACTTCAACCTTCCCGCACTCATTACCCAAGACGATAACGTGTTCGATCTGTATGAGATCGATATGGACGAAGATACACCGTTTGATGAATTGTTCCAGAAGAACATCCTGAGCATCCGCGAGATGCCCATGTGGCAACTTATGTACCTGGTGGATCCTGGGCGAACCATCACCTCGATGGTCTTCCCGCAAGGTCAGTCTGTGCCTGACCAGAGCATGTCTGCCACGTACAACATCCTCAACTACGGCATCGCAACCCTGATTCGCGACACGGCGCTGGACATCGAGCAGAATTCAAAAGAGGGGCTGGCGGACAGCTTCCCAGCGCTGAAGGATGCGTTTGAGGTGTGTCAGACCCAGTACCGTCTGGTGTTCGACCACCGTAAGACCACGTTCACGGTGTTGAACGTGGACACATTCACACCCCTACCTATCAAAGACGTAGTGTGCGTGGTCGACGCCATCACCCAAACCAAACTGATGATCGACCCCCGCCGCGCCACGGACTATGTTCCGATTGGGGATCTGGACGAACGCCCTACGCTGATGATCGGACGCGGCATCCTTCTACCGCCTCTGAATGATAAGACCGGCGAAGTCGGTCGCCACTACTGCTACGTGGCGGGTATGGATGACGACGTTCATCTGCTTCTGGATCTGGTCACCGGCTTGACCCTCAACGTCGAAGACAGCGCCCTCTCAGAAATGATGTGGGTTCCATTTGAACAGGCTTTGGTCGAGGCTGACTGACCCCCGACCCCCTATACCGGGTGGGCTTAGGCCCACCTCTACCCTATTTCCGAAGGATAACTCACCATGACAGAACTCACAGGCCTCCTGGACGACCGAAGCATACTGGACTTGGCCGAACTGGGCATGATCGACCCCTACGTCGATGTGCTGGTGCGTGGCGACTGCATCAGCTATGGTCCCAGCAGCTATGGGTACGACGTCCGTCTGGGGTCGATGTTTAAAATAGCCAGCCCGTTTCAGCTGGCCAACAGCAACGTCATTGACCCTAAAAAAGTCGATGACGACCATTTCACCACCGTGGACATGTCGGGTCACGAAGGCCCCATCATGATCCCCGCTCATGGGTTTATTCTGGGTCATACCGTTGAGGTATTTGACATACCGTCTGATGTATTTGTGCTTGCTTTGGGTAAATCGACGTACGCCCGGGCTGGGTTATCCTTAGCCATATCGCCGATCGAGCCTGGGTTTCGAGGGCAAGTGGTCATTGAGATCGCTAACATGACCCCGAAACCGGTTTTGCTGTACCCTAACGAAGGCATCGCTCAGTTTGTCTTCATGCGTGGTGCGCGTCCGTGCGAGACGGACTATGAAAAACGCAACGGAAAATACCAGGACCAACGCGGAGTCACCCATGGCAAAGTCTAAAGCCCTCCCAAGTACCACCCCCACTGAGGACTTGTCGGATAAAAAAGAGGCGTGGTTTGCTTTAGTGGATACGTTCTTTAAAGCATCCCATTCCACCGTGGCGAGCCGGTATCGGTGGATCGCCCGCATCCGCAACGCAGCCGAGACCAAGGACTACGTCCTAGAGGACCAGGGGGAGTTCTTGCTGACGTCGTGTCGGTACAGTCCTGACCTGTACATTCGGGCCGGGGTGAAAGATCTAAAAGACCGCCGGGAAGCCTGCGCAATATACCAACTGATCCTGGACGCACGCTGGACGCACCCTAAACTGAAACAAGTGTTGATGCGGGTAGGTACACGGGCAGTGCCCATTGAGGCACTGGCGCGCAACGAATCCCATCGGCACACATTTCTTTATCAGGACGCACTGGATCATCTCACACTGGCCCAGGCGGAAGCTCGGTGGTATCTGGATAAAGAGGACCGCCGACAGGCACTTTTGCTGAAAGGTCTGCCGGAGGCGTATCGGGCCAAGGTGGTGACTGATGCGCTGGATATCTTGTGCCGCGGTGACCTCCTGTGGTCAACGCAGGATGGCGATCTCTTCAGGGGCTACCTGCTGAACCCCACCGTGGGTAATCTGGTGTTGGTGAAATACGACCCTGACACCTCGACCCTGGTACAGAAAGACATCGTCCGACCCCCAAAACTCTTAAACCCCATTTCGGTGGCCATATACAAAACCCACCTGCACGAACAAGACGCACCGCCCCAATCCAGGGAGTGGGCGTTGAGTGCGATGTGCGAGTACTATGAGACGCACATGAACTACCACGCCCAGATCAGAACGCCCCACTGACCATGTGATGTGAGGGAGCTCTTCGACACAACCAACCCGGTGAGGCAGTTACCCTGCCTCACTGTATGACCTCCTTGACACCCATTTGTGGATGACCACCATGACCATTACATTAAAAGATGTGTTTCGTACACACACCGCAGACGTACGCATCACCCCTGCCATCATACAGGAACTTCGCACATTCGAAAGTCAGTTTGTCAACAAGAACGAAGACCACATTGCTTTTTTTGGTGGGAATCTGTTGGGGGTACACCCCATGCGGTTTAAACAGACCGACTACAACGCCTGGTTCGACGAAGTGTTGGTGGTTGACGATATGGCGTTGCAAGAGGATATTTTCAACCTACCCTCTGTCAACCGCACACACAAGGTCGCCCCGAACGTGTTTAACCAGTCATGCATCTGGCTGATTCATGCCATACGGACATCCAGCCTATCAGAGCCGCTAAAGCGCGAAGGGGAGCTGTTGACGGCGCTGATCTTTCAGTATCGATTGATGGGCAGCATACTCAGCCGTTTCTTCCCCTACCCCGCGGACGAGGCGATTGCTCAGGCCACATACAAGGCGCTGTCTAGGAAATTTACCCTTAAAGAACATGGAAGCTGGAAGAAACTCTTCATAGCCCGAGCCGAAGAACTTTTATCCGACCGCTCGATCCATAAGAAGACCTTCCTCACCCATACGCCCGATGACAAAGTTCTTTATGCCATCAGTGACATCCACACCCGACTGAAACAGTTAGTCAAAGATATGAACGATGTCTTTTACCGCATCCGTGAGTCGGAGAGCCGGGTGTCCTCAGGTGGTATGGTCGGGGAGCAAGACGGTGAGAAACTCATCCGCGACGTGATCAACAAAGAGCGCGATTACATACGCTACATCCACACGGTCATCGAAGACAAAACGTCGTTCATTAAAGACGACCTGGTCGAAACGACCCTGGAGATCATGCACACCACCTCTGAAAAACACCTCAGGGATTCGTTGTCGTTCATGACCAACAACTACAAAGGCCGGTTGGCGAAAGACATCCAGATGCTCACGCAGGAGTTGGTGGTGTATTCCATGGACTATGTCCAGACTCACCGGGACACGATCCCCAACCCAAAAGATTTCCAATCGGTGGTATTGCGTTTGCGTGGAGTGTTCATGGCCTCAAAAAACAGCGAAGACTCGGTTCGGCAGATCCGACAAACCTCGGAGAAGATCGTGCGCCTGGCAACGGGTATCCGTAACCCCAATACCTTATCAGCTGCCCGCACGGGCCTTCTGATATACCTGCTTCTACGCACCCTAGCCAAAGACTACTACGGATAACATACCCCTCTGTGAGCCCCCTCAGGAGCTCACAGAGGATCTATGCCGTTAGCGTCTACCCAGTCGCATGGATTTGCGTTTGTTTTCTCGATCTTGCGAGGCCTGCTCCAGCATGGCATCAATCGACAAGTAGTCTTCGTCGCTCTCGACCAGCTTGGAGGACAGTCGGTAGATCTTACTCTCCAGTCGGGATATCTTAAACACATCGAACGTGTTTCGGAGTTCCTCCCAAATTGCGGACATTTCTTCTTGCAGCTGTTCTTGCTCAAAGTCGTGAAGCTGTTCCTCCAGTGGCATGTCGGCTTTTTTCTTATACGACGACGTTTTGATGGTCATGGGATCGATGCCATAGAACTTAAGATTCTTCGCGTGGGTAACAAACCACTCCGCCATCAACACCGACACTACCATGTCGTCGTGCCCCGTTTCACTGTGGTCAATGCGCCCATCCCGAATCACCAAACCCAACATCTCCTGGATCAGCGTTTTATCGTACACCATTCCGGCAGCTTTGGTGGTATAAGACCCCAGCACGGTACTGTACAACAGTTTTCGAGAATCCCCGGTCGTGTTAAAGCCGAAGTATTTCTTGTACTTGCTGTAAACTTCCGGGTGACGACGATTCATCGGTGTCCCCACCACTTCACGGTAGGCCTCAGAGCCTTTAGGTGCCTCATCTACAATGCGGTTAAAGATCCGGGTAAACGGATCTATGCCTCGCTTGGGCAGTTCGATCAGAAGAGTATCAATGATGTTTTGCGCACTGGATTTCTTCTCAATGACCAAGGTGGTTTGTGTGTACTCACACAAGAACCAGGCTAAGAACTTACCAAAGCGATACAGGTTGGTCTCGTTGATCGACATGGTGGCAATGGTTTCCATATTCACCACCGACGATAACACAAACCCGATACCGTCCCGACCGATGGCCTCGGACGTATCCAGTCCCAACACAGTTTTACTCTCACGCATATACGCATCCACATTGCCCTCGGGAATGTACCATTTTAGAATGTAATACTCCCGACAGATGTGATTGAACACCGCATCCCGCTCTGAGTCGCGAATGACCTCCGCCAACTTAGCGTCTATGGGGTTTTCTTCACCCCCGGATTCCCAGATGTTGAAGAAGTCCATGTTCGCCCCGGAGCCGGTGGCGTTGTTCTCCGCCAGCGTCTTCGCCAGCCACTCGTCGGTTTTCCCTAACTGACGGTGGTTGAACACCCCGTGAATCATTAGCTTACGACCTTTGCCGTTGGTCAGCACCAGGTTGTGCAGCTCCCTCTCATCCTGGGCGTCGTAAAACGACTCTGTCCACGGTGCAGCCCGGTGAAAGAACTTATACACGTACTTCCCAACCCTAGTGTCTTTACGGCCGGCGGTGGTGGTGTATATGTTGCCGTATGGGTTGTCGTACAGCGCAGCTTCCTCACGCGCCGCGTTACCCGCCGCCAATGCCGCCGGCATGGTGACGTCCAATAGAGAAATGAAAGCCGCCTCATCGTACTGCTGCACCGGCATGGTAAAGCCACGACCGATGTTGTTGGCGCCGATCTCACTCTTTTGGCCCACCGCGGTTTTGTAGTGGTTTTGCAACGTCTCGTAGGAGAACTCCGATTGGTTATCGATGTCCAGTTTGTCTTTGGTATAAATGTACCCGGGTAAGAAATCCCGCACCCGCTTCAGTCGATCCACGTTGGAGCGCCGGAGGGCGTCGTCCTTGGTGAACAGGCCCATCATGGTGTTGGACGAGAAGACGTACATCAGCCCCGCCATCAGACAGTCGGTGGAAACCGACTTACCCGTCTGACGTATTTGCACAAGGGCGTAATCGATGTGATTCAAAAACGACCAATACAAGGAGATGTTCCCTCGATTGGCTCGGAGTTTCACCGGGTTAGGGCCCGCTTGTGGCGGCACTCTGACGATCTCACGAAAGAAGTACCAGGGATTAAACTGAGCCTCCATCCGGATCATGTTCTTCGTTTCAAATGACAAATGGGGATCAAACGGATCAACATGTTCCAACTCCGGGTTTAAAAGCGCCAGGTGAAACAGGTGATTTTTTACCCCCATCCTCTTGAGCAGTACGGCAAAATCCACCCACGACGTGTTGGTGGTGGCGTGATGCACGATTGCGGTTGGGTGAGACAACCAGTCTTTCTCAAACAAAATCGCCATAGGGGAGCCTCACGGCATAGGGAGAGGTAGGCAGGGCCGTCAGCCGACCCCGCCTACGAAACACTTAGGTATGTTTAACCGACAACCCCGCCACACCCAACATCAGATCTTGACCTGACAGTCGGCGTATGAACGTGATCAGCAGAGTTTCACCGGGTTGATAATCGTTAGGGACGATCATTTCGGCGTTCCACTGGCTGACGCTGTACTCGATTGCGGTGTTCTTAAACTGCACCCGAAAGTGGGTAGGTTCCGGGGCATAGGTTTCCACCTGCGCATCGTACAACGGCTCCAGATTACGGTACACCTGAGACAACCAATTTGCCTGAGACGTCTCACCGCTGCCAAGGCGCATGCGCCAATTACCCGAGTTCACAAACTCCATTTGCGCTTCCAGACCCCACCCGTACGGCGGGGCTTGCTCCGGCGTAAACTCCACCGTCCACAGGGTATTGCTGTCTGTGCCAGGCCCGATCAAACTCAGACCCACGGTCTGGACGTGCTGGTAATCCCGAAGCGCCGGCATGGCGTCTTTCAGATTCAACACAAACGACAGGTTCTGCATTACCCCATATCGATTCGGGTTGAACGGACTGCTCTGCTGAGTGATGGACACAAACGGTGTTACGTCCCTGCACACGTTACGGTCCAAGTTCACCAACCAATGCTTAAGCTCATACCGGGCATCGGTTGCGTTCCAGGAGGGGTACGTGAACAACTTCACGGTGTGGGCCCCATCTACCTGTATCGAGCGAACACGGTACGCTCGGGCCACGTGGTACTCCGAGCCGGTCATTCCGGTGTAGTTGACCTCCGACCCCGACAGGGTGTACTTCAAAACCACCGGCACCGTCTGATTAACGATCGTGGCGACGTAGTTGTTGAGGCCATCGACGCGCATCTTGGTACCGTCGATGGGCACACGCACCTGCCGTCCATCCGAGTAGGTGACCACTCCCTCCATAGCGACGTTAGACAACGGAAGATTTATGGGTACCCGAAGCTCCTCAGTCGCCGCGTCCAGGTAGGGGGATTCTAAGCGAACATCGACGACATACGTTGCGGCGGCTTGAGACCGGCGAACATACCCGGTACGTTCGGCCAGCAACGAGGTGATGGACAGCACCGACCCTTCGTCGTTAAACACAACGGCGGTCAACAACTCCCCAGTGCTCAGATCGGCCACACATTGGCCGACCACCGGTACCTTGTACCCAAGCGACGTGCCTACTTCGTCCAACACCGTCTCCATCGGGATGTTCTCGCCCAGCAACTGACCGTTTTGGTCGTACATACGGGAAACGACCTCGCCCTGGGTCCCTATGTCCGACCCCCTAAAAACCTTAACTTCTCGGGCGGCGGTGCCGTGGATCTTCAATCGACCGTCAAACGTCAGCGTGTTTGGAAAAACGTTCTCATCCACGTAGATGCGGAAAGATTCACTGACGTGGCCAGGGCCTGCACCGATCAGGATATCTTCCCCGGTGACGCCGTTGATCTCTGGGACACGCCACCCCACCGACTGGCTCTCACCTGTCGTGAAGTTGACGTCTGTCACTCGCTTAAAGCCCGTTTGCAGGCTGACGATCAAGTCCCCGACGTTGGGGACGTAACCATCGTGTCCTGGGTAGAACACTTCGTTTTCAGCCCACACCCGAAACCCGCGATTGGGGTCCAGTTGAGCACTCGTAAAGGTTGGCATTGTTTAAGCTCCTACGCGTAACAGTTCGTGTGTCTCGACACGCTGACCCAACATCAAGTAGTTGGCTCTCACCAACACCGTGTGCTGCATTCGGGTGACCACAACCGGCGCAGTTTGACCGTGGGGGTGTACCGCCACGTGTGGGTCCAACGCCTGCCTCGCAGGGTCGAATGTCAACAGTGGCAAATACGGGTCTAACAGAGCGTACAGTTGTACGTCGGTCACATTGGCGTCGGTCAGGTGATCGGTCGGCAGTATGCCGTCCAACATGTCGTACAATATCGTACTTAGAAAGGGACTGACCAAGGTGTACTTTCTCGGGAACACACTGGTGTCGGTTTGAGGCTGAGGGTAACGTCCAGTCATCCAGGTCCCTATCCGATCGTCCAGATCCCGTGAGGCCTGAATGAACTCGAAACGATCCCGTCCGTCCATAGGCGATAACGCCATGGGGGGCGTCCGTACTGAATACGGGGTGCCGCTATTGACTGGGAGGCCCACTAACTGCCCATCCTCGGCAAAATGGGACTCCTCCACCCGCACCACGGCGCCGTCTACGATCAGTCGATTAACCCGATCGTCACGAACCTGATAACGGTGGTCGTCCGACAGACGGCCGTTGACCACAAACCCAACGTCTTTTCTAGACGTATAGTTTTGGGCGTCTTTAGGGAGTCCCATCATCAACACTTGAACCCTCTGCAGGACCGTCTCGGTATCCAGACCCTGATGGGTGTGGATGACCACGTCCGGCCAGTTTACCGTGTAATCGATGTCCTCTACCAGAGAGTGGCCGTTCAAAATCAGCTGAATATAGTCAAACGGTATATCGGCCGCCTCAAACCCCCACACGCCATCGCGGGACACACCCACACCCAGCGTCAGTTTGATGATGTCACGGTTGGCCGGGTAGGTCTGACCGTAAAAGGTTACCCCTTCGTCCGTCAGGAACACCGTAGACCACTGCTGTGTGCTAAGTCCCGAGGTGAGGGTGGTCTGCCCATCCTCGACCGTTACGGTGTAGTCGCTAATATCAGCTCGCACCCATTCGCGATTCGCCACCCCACCGACCCGAGGACATTTGTACAGGTGCACCGTTACCTCGTTTGCCACGGTGAGGGTCGTCTCGTCGTAAAACCGTTGGCTGTTAGGGCCCACAGGCCCTGGGTAAAACTCCACCGCCTCTACTGCCGCTCCCTGAGTCCGGTACGTGGTTCCGGTGCCCGTGACCCGTTGTGCGTGCACCAGATGCCCCAGAGCATACTCAAGCGCTAGGCATTCATGTTGGCACAGTGGCGGTCTATCCGCCACAACATCCGCCAGGTACTCGTAAGCGATTGCCGGATTTGGACAAAGGATCTTAGTCGCCGCGTTATACCCAAGTCCGTCGTACATCGTGACAGGGTCTAAGCTACCAGGTCGACCGGTGCGCATCATGGTAGGGTAAGCTGAAGCCTCCAGTGCTTCGGCTCGCCACTCGGCCACGGCCGAGGTGCTGCCCAGCATCGCTCGTACGATCTCATCGTCTGAGAGCTTATAGAGCTCCTGAATCCGATGATGTTCGTGTACCAGGGGTCGGTCGTAGCCGCTGTGCCTCACCCACACCTCGATTTCAACCGACGTCACGTCCTGCCACAGTGTTAAGTCGGTAGTGTACTGCGACAACGTGGAGACCGGTAGGGCGTAGTCCTGGTGCGTCAGCATCCGCACATGGGAGAGCTGGTTTTGGTGGTAATACGTACCGTCCTGAAGGGACTCGGTCGTCTTTTTCCACAAATGGATGTCCAGGTCGTCTTTGTAATGTATCGTGGACCCAGCTTCCTTCGGAAGGTGCAGAAGGTACTTGCGCACCCCATCCAGCGATGACTCGAACACCCGCAACGCACTGTACGGTACCCGCACCACCGATTTTACCGACGCGTCGTAGACGAACTCGGCCCAACTGCCCAGCGGCAGTGTCATGGCGGAGGGTACTTTAATAAGTTTCCCATCCACGATGCATTTGACGGCGCCCTTTGGGAGGTCTTTATACGTGTTGAACCGCGTCTGGAACGCCACCCGATCACTCTCGGTGGTGATGTGTTGACCGTGGCTGGCGGTGGTGACTGTCCCGGTAAACCGATCCGATGCGTAGTAGGCATTCGTGTAAAATCTTAAGTACAGGTCCTCTACGTTCAGGTCTAAATGACCCGCCAGCCTAGGTACGGCCACCAACAGATTCTTGGAGGGCGTCCACAACAGATAAGTTTCAAACCGGGGAAACTGCTGACCCGACGCGGTGTATGCGTCTACGATCAGCGGGTTTTGGTTGATGAGGTCGGATAAGCTGACCCACACCAGACGCTCACCTTCCTCCCAGCCCAACAGTCTGGGTGGTACCTGGCCTATCTGATACACGTGGTACTGCACGTCATCACGGGGTAATCGGTAAGTATCCCTCAACGTCTGGACGTGCTTGAACACACCGTTCTTGCGTGTGATCTTTTTGGGTCGGTAAATGGATTGATAGTCTTGATCCGGTGTACACCAGATGTTGTCCACCACAAATTGACGAAGTACCTCAGACATGCCTCACCCCTTAAGCAGTAACTCCACTGAGCGAGTGAAGTCTTTGTGTTCTTGTGCGCGCGTCAACGTGTTGACCAGCTGAGACAGCCCCGCTTTTCGCATCGACCGATCGTTCATGGCCTGAAACAAAAGACCGATCCACGTAGGTACGTGGTCCAGTGCCATGGCCGTTGTTTCACGCGCATTATTACCGAACCAAGACCCACCGACGACGTTGAACAAGTAGGCGATGGAGATATTTTCAAGACGCACAGAACCAACCCGGGTCTGCAGCGCTTCGACAAACGCCTCCAGAGAATTCAGCGGCGGGTAACCCGAGACCAATCCAAGAACTTCGTCCAAAGAACCTCGCATGGCTCGGGCGACTTTATCAGCCATCTTTACCTGATACTTTTCTTCTTTGAGCTGATCGTTCTCGTAATGGCTGCTTAGATAGAACATCCCAGCCAAAGCACTCACGCGAAATTGTGTGAGAGGATCAATGGCCAGGTGGCGTCCGGCGGTGTTGCCTACCCAATTAAGATACAACTTTAAAGGCATCTCACCCATTGCTAGAAAGTCGGTGACGTCACCCTCGGCCCACAACAAGGATAACGTTGCTCTTCGAATCAACGCATCAAAATCGTTTTCTGAACGCATGTGCCACAGGCCATCCGGCTTACGGGTGGCGTAAGGTCGTGCATCCACAAACACCCGGTGCGCGTGCTTAACAGACTGGCTGGAATCATCCATCTCGATGATGGGGTGCACAAACCCCGGCACGTCTGGCATCATTTGTGTTACGAAATACAGCTGACCGTTAGTAGCATCGCCCGCCAGTCTAGGGCTGGTTACCTCGGAATCTAAAGCTTCCGCTTTCTTTATTTCATTTAATATTTGGACGGTGTCGTAGACACTGCCTGCCCTGGTTTGGTACGGGGTAAGGATCATCTTGGCCTCTCCAGTTGGGTTCTATTCGGCAAAGCTGTAACACGCACGTCTTATCGTATAGACGCAAACAGCGTCTCATTCGGCCGAATAGAGTAAGATTTTTAACATAAGATTGCTAGCAGCCACCATCGATGGGAGCTTTTTACTATGTCAGTACAATTAAATGCAGCGCCCCGCGCTATCCTTCAAGGGGTGCGGGATGACTCTACGCGACAGTTGGTCGCACAGCCGGAACAAATCCCGACACACCTACCTTTAGTCTGGTTGCTTGCAGAACGCGGCGATACCGACGAAGCACACGTAGTGTCCGGCGATTCCGCCATTCGCATGTACGGACGTCCAACGTTCGTCGAAAACAGCAAGTTCGCCAACCACGCCACAGTGATGTACAACCGCATCAACGGTGCGGGTAACGCCGTGATGGTTCAGCGACTCAAACCCACGGGTGCCAAAACCGCTTCTTTGCGTCTGTCGCTGGATGTCATTGTCGACGACGTCCCTCTGTACGAGCGTGGGACAGACGGCAAGTTCACCCTGGATAGCTCCGGGGATAAGATCCCAACCGGTGCCACCACGGCCGGCCATAGAATCAAATGGGTATCAGAGGTCGTACCCGCTGGTGAGTTCGGTTCTTCCGCAACCGCCACAGGCACCATGACCAATGCGTCCGGTGATCCGTCCACATTGTACCCCATTGTGGATATCGCCATGCCGAACCACGGTGACTGGGGTAACCGTGTAGGTCTGCGTTTCAGCGCACCGACCACCGACTCCTCGATCCCGGTCAACACCAACGTTATTGAAGATCAGTTGGCGTACCTGTTCCGTTTGCAGATTGTCGAAAAACCGGATGCACGGACCTCAGCCAACGTGGTTGAAACACGGTTCGGTGAGCGTTCACTGGACTTTGCTCTAAAGCCTGGCGCCTACAACCGCTGGACAGAGCAAGAGATCGGCGCCGACGAACGCATCCTTCCATCCTACCAGGATCTGGATACGATCAACACCCCACCCGACCTAGGCCCCATTGGCCAGATGGCCTGGTACCAGGACAACATCGACGGCATTTTGCGCAACATCCACACCGCCGAAAGTGCGGTTAATACGTTGTCTCAAGAAGAAGGTGCCCATTACACCGTCAACTTCTTTACGGGTGTAAACTGGAACAACGAACCTTACGACACCTTGGTCGTTGAGGGCTCCTCAGACGGTGGTCTGGTGTTGACCTCCACCAGCACGGTCTTTGCACAGGGCGGCAGTGACGGCGATCTGTCCTTGGGTGAGTTTGACACGATGGTGGCCAACGAAGCGGCTAACTTCGGCGACTTGGAGATCAAGTACCTGGATCGTTTGCGCTACCCGGTCTCTGCGGTGTGGGATTCAGGCTTTAGTCTGGATACCAAGAAAGCGCTCTTTACTGTCATGGGGCGCCGCAAGGACACCGTGGTCGTGGTGAGCACTCAGGACGCTGCACAAACCCCCAATCTGCCTTCGGAAGACAGCTCCATTGCGGTGGCGTTGCGTTCGGCTGCGCGCCTGTACCCTGAGTCGGACATTCACGGCACACCGGCTTGTCGTGCGGCGGTGGTGGCTCAATCGGGTAAGCTGATCAGCTCACTGTACCGCGGCATTCTTCCGCTGACGCATGAGTTGGCTCAGAAGTTCGCTAACTACATGGGTGCTGGCACCCAGGTGTGGGACAACTCGAACAAGCCTGACGTCTACCCGAACAACGAAATCCGGTTCATGAAGGACGTGACCAATGCGTACAAGCCGGCATCTGTCCGGGCGTTGGATTGGGCAAACGGTTTGGTGTGGGCACAGTCTTCTGGACGACGTACTTTGTTCTTCCCGGCCATGCAGACGGTCTACGACAACGACACATCCGTGATGAACTCGTTGATTGTTGCCTTCATTGCGTCGGATTTGAACAAAGTAGCTGATCGTGTGTGGCGTGATCTGACGGGTCGTACCGATCTGAGCCCCGCTCAGTTCCTGGAGCGTTCAGACGAGGCGATCGTCAGTTACGTCCGTAACAAATACGACAGCCGTGTCATCATTGAGCCACGGACGTTCTTCACCAACGTCGACGAAGTCCTCGGATACTCCTGGAGCACCGAGATCAAGTTCTACGCACCCACGATGCGCACTGTTAACCACGTGACCATCGTCTCCGAGCGCAGCTCTGCGTTCGCGGGTTAAAACAGAGGAGTTTTAAACGATGGGTCGTCATCAGGATCTGTTTTTAGATAAAACCGAGGTTTCTAAGGGGACACAAGCGCCCATGACCAACCTCAAATACGGTGGCCAACACGGCCACTCCATGGACATCGGTAATTACATCTCAAACGCCTCTTACGTCAGTAAGCCGGTCATTGCGTTTTTGATGGAAGCGCCCCGGGGCTTCCAGAACATGACGGATCCGGATGCACTTGTGCAGGCCCTCAAGGCCATCATCGAGTTGCATTCCGAGACCATCGAAGGTCTGGACGCCTCGGTCAGTGTAGAATACTCCGATACCCCGATTGGTGGGTCCAACGAGGTTCAGCAAGACGTCATCAACGTCATGCGCGAACGGTCCACTCCCTCCCACACCGTGACCGAGAAGTACGGTGAGTCCGTCACCAACTTCTTGTTGAACGGCTGGATTTACCCGCTGTTGGGCGATCCAGAAACCAAGTACCCACGCATTGTGTATCAGGACGATGTGGATGTACAGGACCTGCTGCCAGATTACGTCTCAGCAACTGTACTTTACGTTGAGCCAGACCCCACAGGCCGTAAGGCTCAGAAGGCGTGGTTGATCACCAACATGAAGCCCTCGTCCTCCATTGAAGTGCTCGGTAACAAAGATAAGCGTTCAGGCGGTGAAACCCGTCAGATCTCTATCGAGTTCACCGGCATTCAGCAAGTGGGTGCAGGTGTGTTGAAATTGGCACAGAAGAAACTGGACGAAGCAAACCTGTCCGGAGCCAATCCGTACTATCGTGATGCGTTTATCGCAGACTCCTCAGCGGACGTAAACCGCGCTGAGCGGGGCTACACCGAAGACCTCGCGATTGAGAAAGGTAATCAGGTAAGTTAATGGCATAGTAGCAGGAGGGCGTGGTGCCCTCCTGCTATGCCGCTCAGACAAAAAAATAAGTACCCCGAAGGGTACATGGTGACACTAGATCGCCGTAGCGACCTAGTGGTAGACACTCGCCAACATCCATGAGGCGATGTCATCCACCTCATGTTGATGGAAGTAGTCTCTATCACAGACAGTCACATGGCCGTCTCTGTTGGAAAGAAGGACCAGCTCTATATCGAAGCTGGTCTTCATGACGAGTTCCACGTGCTTTAAAGAGCGACGACGGAACGCCACACCCCCGGCGACTTTGTCGGCGGCACCCATGGCGCGGTACCGCTCCATGACACCCTGTAGGATTGTGTCCGAGGACATCGCCCCATCCCACCCTACATGACAATTATGCAGGGCGATTTGACGGTCCTGCTCCATAACCGAAGAACGGACTGCGGAAACTAAAGAAACATTAACCATGGTAATTCTCCTTACCGGTAGAGCCCGACAGTGGGCAGGTGGTGATGCGTGATCGGCATATCAGGGGACATGTGTCCCCTGGTGTTTAGGTCATAATGAGTACAAACGAGGAACTGCCGTCGTCGGTGTAGCTGTCGTTATTGGTAACGACATTGGTGAGCCGCTGCACTTCGATGTGCTGTATGGATTCTCGGTTTATCTTAAACCGCTTTCGGATGTGCAACATCATTTTCATGTACCCCTCAAAGATTTCTGATAAGAGGATCATGACTTCACAGTACACCGAGGCGCCTTCCTCTTTTTCTTCCATCCCACTGCCCTGCATGAGTATGTCAGCCAGGGTGTTGAAATCTTCAAAGTCAACGCTGTTGATGTCTCCGGATTCCAAGTAGAACACATGAGTGGCTGCAAGTTCCAGCAACTCCACCCTTACTAAGCCGGTGGGGATGGCGCCACCCAACACCCGAACTAACGCTAGCCAGGTGGAATGTGCTTCATCATCCAATGTCACAGTGGACAGAATGACTCGGTACTCGGCGGCGTCGGATACTTCCGCGCCCTGTATATAGCGATGTGCCATAGTGCCTCCTGTGGCGTTGGTGGTGAAGATTAGGTTGATGAGGTAGGCGTGTCTATGGGTCTGTGGCGTAATGCCCTTTATAGGGCTCCACAGGCCCTGTGTGCACGTACCCCGCCATATCATCTACCTAGGGCATACCTGGGGGGCAATCACCCCCCAGATCGTTCATAAGTGCCTTTAAACGCCGAGGTACTTACGTGCCTCATTGTTCAGGTCGGTCCGGACCTTCTTCAGGCTGCCACGGCTGCCAGCGCTGCCGTTCTTCTTGTAGCTCATGTTGAGCTGACCGTAAGCCTTTTCAAACTTACGCTCCTCGCCGTCCTTGGGAATGCCGAGTGGCTTCTCGTACTCACGACGGAAAACGCCCGCGACGGTGTCCTTGCCAAGGTTGGTGGAGAACTGGGTCTCCTTCAAGGTTTTGTCTTTCTTCATTTCGGCGATCGAGCGATTACCGAACGCCAGTGCTGTTGCAGAGATGTACTTGTTGTCGTACTCTTGCATGGCTTTGACCAGCTCAGGCGTGGCACCTTCTGGCAGGTTAGCCAGATACTGGCTGTCATCGGCGCTAGAGACGCCACCGTCGAAAACGATAACTTTCTCGATTTTCTTGGACAGCTCTACTACGTCAGCCGGTGCGGTCAATTCGGTCATATTAAAACTCCTAGTACTTTGATTGGGGTGTATACAAACAATAGTTTCGAAACTACACTCAGGTCACACATGGTGCCTGTGCATATCCATGATGTCTACTCGTATTTTTTTAATCCACACTTACTTCTGCTTCTCCAGCCATCGGATCGGAAGATAGCTTAACAGCCACAGCACCGCCAACCAATCGTTGTTGCGCCACAGGTCATTGGCAGCCGACCCCTGATCTACAGAAAACTGGCCCATGTACTTGCTGGGGGTGTTGGTGGTTTTTCGGTAGTATTCTTGTTTACTGTCCGAGTTAGCGGTGGTGGGCCCACACACCACACCGGTGGCCATCTTTATCGAATCCACCACGGACCACCAATCTCTCCCCAACTCCCACTCGGCATAAAGGATGACGTACGACCGAAGCGTGATCAGCATGTCGTACAGTTGCTCCTCCTCCAACGCCTCCTCGATCTGCAGCACATTGTCCGCAATGCGCACTGTGCTGTAATGGATCTCTTTCGCGTGTCCCACCAGCGCCGCCACTTTCGCGAAATCCAAATCGCGTCCCTCCACGGCTTCACGCACGCCGTCCAACAGTGAAATCAACATACTTACGCCCTCTTATCGAATTATCCATCATACATATCGCCAAAGGGCATAAAGTCTGAGGGGCCACACCGGACCCCTCAGACTCATCGTTTACCAACGCATGGACGATGGCGTGTGCACAAACGCTTTCGGGTACAGGTCCTGTACCAGGTCCGTCATGTCCACACCGTACGACTCCATACTGACCTTACCCGATTGGATGTCGTCGCACACCGAGCGCACCGTCTGTTCGGTAAAGGCGGTACAATCGACCGATTCCAGTGAGGGCGAGTTGTACTTGTTCGCACCCTCGATACCCGGCAGGAATACAAAGTCCCACGTCACGATGCGACGCATCTCCTTGATCCACTGTGAGGGTGTGACCCGATCGTTGGTCAGCGATCGGACGGAGAAGCACACGTTCTCGTGTTCGTTCTCCAGAGAGCCCGCCAGAGCTTCCCCGTAGGGCCCCGAGGGCTTGAGCTCTGCCACGATCCCCACCGTCGGGCGACCCGTCTTAGGGTCGATCACAGCGCCTTCTACGAGACGCACCTCCCGGATGTGGTGAGAGATCTGAGTCTCCTCGATGGACAATACGCGTGACAGCCACTGGTTGTCACTCATGCCGGGGTGACGTTTCGGGTGACCGTACTCCCCGCGCATGTGCCCGCCCTTGACGCGGTTCATCAGATCCGACTGCTTCTCGAAGAATTTACGCGCCGAGGCCATGTCGTAAAACTGCCCCGCGTTGTTGTGGATGCCGATGGCCCCCACGATCACGTCCCGATAATACCCATCAGGCCCACATTTCAACTTACCTTGCTTGCCCGTGCCTTTGAGCGCGGTGCTTTCATACGCCACTTGCGCCATGATGTTTCCCCTATTGCCTTAACAGTTCTTCGATCCCTTCGTTGCGATCGGATGGGTTGATGAGTGCCGAGGTCAGCCCCTTGTCGAAGTACGACCCGAGCAACTTGGCGGTGGTGTTGGAGGCGGTGATGCCAATGTTGCGCAGTGCGATGAAGACTGGGGGGTTAGAGACCAAGTCAGACTTGTCTTTGATGACATGTCGGTAGAACGTCACACCGTCCTTTGCCGACCGGGCAATCGTCATGGCAATCATCGCCATGACGGCTTTATTGGCACCCAGTCGCATCCCCCCAAACTCACCCGACCGGTCGAACAACAAGGCGATGTCCTCATAGTCCAAGTAGCCAGGCACCCGACCTTTGGAGTAGATCTCACTGTCGATACTGTAGAGCAACAGCTTGTTCTGTACGAGTTTGGTGTTTGCAATGACCGCAGACCCTTTTTCGTACTCGAACTCGTAGTAATCCACATCGTCGATCTTGACGGTGTTGATGTTGGTCGGACTGGTGCTGATCAACGCCGGGATGGTGTCCACGGCGTAGTACCCACCGACAGCGATGGCGTAGATACCCACAAAGGTGATCGACTCCGCTATGTCCGCCATGCCGGCTGATTCATACCGTTTAGGAATGTAGATGCGGCACGGCCCCAACGCATACACCGCGTCACCTTGCTTCTTAAGGCCTGCGGTAACTTTTGCCGCATTCCGTGTCATACCGTGCCACATACAAAACCCCTATCGGTTAAGCGCGTTTATCGCGCTGTATCATGCCTGCGACCCAATCGGTCGCGTAGTTGATCGCGACCAGTGTTGCCACCTCTCGCATGTCGTCTTTTTCATCACACTGCGCCGCCAGACGGTCGAACTCAGTCAGGATATTCAGGGCGTCAGTGTGCTTGAACACCGTGTTGCACAGAATATGTCGGACGGTTTCGTACAGGTTCTCCACATCTGTTGCACACATGTGACCGATGTGGGTGGTCAAATCCGCGTGCATGCTTTCGCGTGTGTGGGGGACGGTTTCAAGATCTATGTCGTTGATCTCTTTTGCCACGGCCAACCCGATGTAATTCTGAAGCGAATTGAACACCTTGTTACGGCGGGCCAAACGCACCATGCGCTCATGATCCATCCAGGTCTTCTTATAACGCTCCGCGTCGTTCAGAAGCCCTTGGTAGTTGGTGTTCTGATCACTCAGAGCCGACCCCAATAGGATCTCCGGACACCCACCGTCTTCCAACCAACGCTTGTACACCATGTGATTAACCACAATGCGAAGAGTAAGGCCCTCGCCAGTCAACGCCCGAATCCCGTCTTCGCTTGGAAACCGTATCACCATCTGCTTGGTGGCAATGGCCCGATCCAACAGCGCGATGCGTCGAGCAATCAAGCGACCGGAGGCGGCCCGAAGGGTGGTGGTGTAGTTGCGGAACTCGTCCAGATCCACATTCTCCGTATCCGGCACAGACTCCCCGTATTGAACCGCCAACATGTGTACCAAGATCAACTGGTACGGTGCAACGACACTCACGTGATCCAGCTGCTGATTCAGGTTGCGGGAGCGGTCGGTTTCTGCAAAGAACTGATCCCACAGATCCCGCAAGCCAGCCTCGCCTACCGCGTTGACCAGAGCCTGCACGTCTTTGTCCAGGTCACCGATGCCGGTTTTCAATGCACCCATCAGGTCCACCTCAACCGTCCCGATTGACAAGGGAAACACCTCCGAGCTGGGCTGCAGCGTTTCTTCATAACGGGCGACCATGTCCCCCAAGACAGGGTTGCGCCAGATGCCATGGTGGTATTGTGGAACCACCTCCAATGGCACATCGGCGACCGAGCCTTCTTCGTCCAAGCGTTTTTCGACCGACTCGACCACTGAACGGACCATCGGGTTGACCTGGTTACGGGCAATCGACATGACCGCACCGATGGCCTGGGCCACGATCGGGGCGATCTCCTCCATGGTCACATCGTGCTCAGGTACCGACATCACGTTGCGGGCACTGGAGAGACGTTGCAAATCCTGACCCATGAGCATGTCGCCGATTTCAGACCCATCAGCCGGCACTGTACCCAGACGGGAGGTCAGACGAGACAGTTCGGATAAGGGACTGTCACCCTTAGCCGTTAGCAGTGTGTTTTCAGCGTCGAGCAGCGGCATCAGCGACTGTGCCGCGCTTACGGCATTGTGTGTAATCATTGACTATATCCTTTCTGGTAAGTGCGATGCGGTGACTAAAACACGCCCCTTATTGGGGGCGTGTGTATTGGTGGGACTTTACCCTACGCTGAAGGCGCGCCGCGATGGCTTCGTGGAGCACGTCGGAGGTCAACGCTTCCCCATTGACGCTCTTACGCATGTCGTCACTGCTCAGGTGACGGATGGATTGAGCCACCAGCTCGATGGCGTTGGCGGTGACGTTTAGGTTGTGATACCGCTGATCCGATTCTACATTTCTACTCATGAACCTTTACTCCTGATCTCATTTTGTTAATCGCCGAAATACATCGCGACGGCGCGTTGGGTGATTTCATCCATCAACAACGCCGCGGTTCCCACCAAAGCAGGAGAATTTACAATGCGGTCGTCGATGGACTTGTACCCAAAGATTGCATCGATTTTATCCCCGTCCTCTGTCAGAATAGGCTCATCAACGACGTCCCGTATGACTGACTTAAGTTGCCCCATGAACACGACCTTATCACCCACGCCAGCAGGCTCAGGCCCGGTGACGTAAAACTTCAAAACAGCGGTGTTGTGGGACAGCTCGTTACCTGCGACCCTCATAGAGTTATCGACACTTCCCGACTGGACTTTCTGCTTCTTTGCTTTGGATAAAGCACGAATGCGTTTGTCCGAGGATTTTGCCAAGGCCCGAAGGGACTCAGACATGTCTTCTAACTCCCCGTTATACAGGACCTCAATGCGCTCCAGCACCCCGGCACCTTTCACCTTAGGGGCTTTCGACGCGATCTTCTTGAGGGTGTCTAACGCTGCTTCTGATAGATTTCCGCCAGCAGCCGCTGTAGGTTCCTCCAGAAGACACAGGACGTCATCGTAGTCTACGGCAGCCCCAACTTTCAGAGGGTTACGGACAACGGTCTCAAAGTCCACCACAATTTGCCTCAGTTTGGTGGTGGTGGATTCCATGCTTGCCGCCATCGACTTTGAGATAGCCGAGCTATCCTCCAACGTATCCGGCGACTCCCACAGAACCGTTTTTGCTTGCGCGGTGGTCTTCAATAGTACCTGGTTAGGATCCAATGGATCCGGATCAAAGTACCCCGTGTTGTAGGCCAACACATCCCCCTCACGCAACGTCTGACCCGCCTTCAAAGAGGTGACCAGTTCGTGTGGGAACATCTGCTCTGAGGAAGGCCCTGTGCCGTAACGGCGACCAATCTCAATCGCCTGGGTGGTGCCGTCCTTATACTGCACCTCCAGTATATCGTCCGTTAGGGAGACCACCTTGCCCGACTGTTTAGCCGTTTGAGCAAACAGGTCGCTGGTGCGGTGTGCAACAACGCGCTCCATACCGGTGCGCACCGGTGCAGGCACATACCCCTTAGAGGCTATGCTGGAACCGTACTGAATACTGATGAAGTTGCTTATTGTCCACTTTGATCGCGCATCAAAGCCGGTGCGATACCTGGCACCCGCCTACAGTCACCTGTAGGAACAGACCATCTCATCTCCCTCTGCTATACCGCAGGTGGGGAGCTTCCCGTTTCCATTTAATCCAGAATGACTGGGTGATTACCCCATACTGGAACCCCATAGCGCTTGGGCTGTACTCTACTTGCTTTAATCTCGTGTGCGAGACCATCCGGTTTTATACGGATGTCACTAAGCCCTCTTACGGGCCGCAGCTTTCGATGGCCGTTGAACACATACCTCAGGATGAGGTACTTCGTAACGGATTGTCTTCTTCTGAATACCAGTGAAGTCACAACAATGGCAGCAATGATAGCCACCAGGCTATTCAAAAGAAGGAGTCCCCGTTTTAGGGAAGTTATGCGATTGACACGTTACTGTCAAAGGGACCGGTGTTGATCCTTTTTGGATCGTCTCTATCAGACGATGGCGATAACAACATGGACGTGCTGAAATGTTTCGTTGGTCCATCTGCATCGGTGCGAGGGCGGGTGGTGCCGCGTACCGAGGTAAAGTTAGGATCTGCAGACAAGTAGATCGTTGACCCGACTTTACCGGAATCCACGGTCGCCTCGGAGATGACCCCCAGATCGCTGTGGTGGTAATGCCGCGTCCGCTCCACCATGGATCGGGTGCTGCGCCCCCCTACCCCACTAAACGTCACGTCCTCGTTCTCACGCAGTTGGGAGATGGGGTTATTGCCTTTGCTAAGGTTGACCGACGGGTCACCCAGCACATTATACCACACCGCCTCAGGGTTCATTTCGAACTTTGCTTTTTTGGCGTTGGGGTTCATGGCATAGCCGCGTGCTGCGCGCACCAACTCCTGATACACCGCCCCTGTCATTCGTTCATACCCTCGAATGCGTTGCTGACTGAGATCGTTCTCATGGGGGTGGTCGTCGGTTAAAAGCAGTTCATTCGCCATGTACAACAGCCCCTGAAATGTCTCGGGCTCGTTGCGCTCCTGAAGAATCCCTAACGTGATGGGGTCCACGAACATCTTATCCATCAGATCCAGCTCGCGGGCGTACCTCACGCCCAGACCGACTTCTTCCAGCAGGTTTTTGTAGACGTCCTGTTTCTCAAACTCCCGGGAGGAGTATCGCTGCACCAACCGCTTGTGTTGGTTAAAGCCGTTGAGCAACAGAGCCGCCTCGGTATCGTCCCTCGAAAAGATGTACGACTCGTTTGAAAACCGGATGGCGTATTCGTGGTCCTGCAACTGCATCTGCTCACCGGAGGCCACAATCCTGGGCACCACGCCCAGAGACCGGTACAGACCACGGAAGCCCAACAGATACCCCAAAGCAATGCCCAAAGCAATGCTTTTACTGAACAGACGAATCTCAGCCACATCCAGCGGAGCGGCACTTACATCCAGATTGGCCAGTTCCTCGATCGTCCCTAATTCCACAGGGCCTTTGTCGCCTTTCAGGTACAACGTACCTACGGCGTCATCGGTTTGCATAAGGACATACTCACCCGCCTTCTTACCGACCACTACCCAGCCTGAGGTTTCAAGCTTAGGCAGGTCGTCGACGTACAGCTTCTCGACTTCGTGTCGGTCTAACTGCAATACCACTCCTCCGACTGTCACCTTGGACACTTTCTTTGCCAACGTACTGTACACACGGGGCACTTTTACATCGGGGTAAAAGACATTGCCTAAACGAAGATCCCTCACCCGTTTATCATCATCATCTAATCCAGCCCCGATCAAGGACTTGATCAACCATGCCCCGTAGTCGTAAGCGATCTTGGATGACCGCTCCACGAAACACTTGCCGTAGTACGACGTTAACGCAACCTTATCAGGCGCGGTCTTGCGAATCGGGAGATCACCTCGCTGCCACCGCATGTACTGCGTGATGCCGTTGACTGTGAACGTCCCATCCTTATTGACCACCGGTAACTTGAAGCGCAACGTGGACGGTGACCCGGTCAACGGCTGAAGCCGAACCGTGTGCGCCTCGTACGCCCCGCCGGCATCTTCGTGCCGTTCTATGTCGTAGTCGGTGACCGACGCCCCCATGCGTTGCATGGACAACACGTGACTGGTGATGTCCTTTTGCATGACCTTTTCCACGTACTGGTCGCGTACCGTGTTGATGGAAGACGTGCGCATGGAGTCGTCCGGCACCCCGGTCGACGGACCCATTAACACCTCGGGTTCGATCGCCAGATCGTCTGACGTGATGACGGCAAACTTATCCAACGATTCGTTCGTCAACGGGTGCTTGACCGACTTGTACGCCGTGGACAATTTCTTGGCCCGACGGTATTCGGCACCTGACATGCGCCCCTCTTCGACCAGGGTGTCAGCCACCGCCATCAACGAGTGCTCAGGGTCTTGATCCACCGTTTTTCGGATACTCTTAGCTGTGGGGGTTTCTGTCACCGGGGTGACGTCAGGCACTTCCTCCAATCCATTCAGGTCGTCCGCATCCTTTTCCAGGACAGCGTCTCCCTTTTCCTTTACAAGGACGTCGTCGTCTTCGTCATCGACATTATCGTCGTTGTCTTTCTTGGTAAGGTACGTGGCGGTATCCGTTGACGATACACCCCCACGCCCGGCTTCCTGCAGGGTCATTAACAAGGATAAGAACCGCTTGCGTACTCCGTCCACGTCGCGTTCTTTTTCGTCCCCCTCCACTTCGTACGTAAACCCTTTGAGGGTGTCGAGGCTGATGGAGAACCACCGCTCCTGGTACCGCCAGATCATGTGGATCCTGGGCCAGTGTTCTTTTGGGATCCGGTCGTACACGGAACCGGTGGATTCCGGATCCAGCATCAGATACGCATCCATCACACTGATGGCTTCGGGGGTATCAAACGCCTTAATGGTCTCCGTCGACCAGCCTTCTTTGGCCACCTTGCGCATGGCGGTCAGCGTCGGCAGTACGTCCGGCACGTCAATGCGCACGAACTGCAGCCGATCCGTGGTTTTTAGGTGATCCAGCATTTCCAGTATTAACGTGTTGTGCAGGTTCATCCACTTCTGATGCACCGTACGGTACGTACGGGTGTACAGGTAATGGTGCTGTATCGGGGCGTAGTTTACCACCAACAACGATTTGTCATCCCGCACCGAGGTCTCACGTTTTTTAGACCGTCTGAGCAGGCGGTGTCTGCGGTGAAACGCCTTTACCTCGCGATCTTCATTGTGAGGCAAGTCGCGCATACGCCCCTCAACCGGCCCACGGTACTTGTGTATGTGTTCGACGTAGATGTTCCGTTCGACCTCCGACAAAATGGGATCAGCCGCATCCGGCCCAGTCACGGTTTCCGTCTCGGGCAAGTAGTGAAAGGTAGTAGAGCGCGGCAACTGCATGGCCATCAGATCGAAGTGTTTATCCGTGGTCATCTCAGTGAAGCGTCTTACCTGGAACTGGCGGTGGTACAAGTCCATACGAATCATAATGGGTCGCCTGTGAGGTTGTTGAGCACCAACTCTATCGTGTCGGTAGAGGTGCTTGCGCGGAACCCGCCTCGGGGATCCACAAAGGTGTTGATGTTATCGAGGAGATCGTCAATCTCCTTTAAACCGTTGTTGGTGTACACGATATCCGCACTGCACGTATCACCGTCGAACGTTGCCTTCGCCTAGGACGCAAACCCTAGACCGCCTCTCTAGGAGGCTGCCCCGGTTCTCACCGGGGAACGAGACCATATCTTCACCCTACCTCAGTAGGGGCTCTCCACTTCGGACCGCCTAAGCTTGCGTGTCCTACTCCCAGCTACGGGATGGCCGTTGAACCTTATCCATATCCTGCCTCACGACAGTACGTAGGATCTTGGCTGCTGATTTTCTCTACTTCTTGCTTGTCAAACCGTAGTACCGTTAAGTGAGCTGCTTTCGCGCCGTACTGTGGTGCAAGAATCTAACGAGGTCTTCCAGCAATTCAAAGAGTAACATCACCTTCGTTACCAAAGGGATGGACTATGCGAGTACAGGTACTCACGTTAATCAGCGCCGAGACCCGCTAAGCGAGTCGTATCGGGTATCAAAGCGTCCATAAAGGACATGTCGGATATCGGGTATTCCCGAGCAACTTTATCCGTCTGAAGCTGCCATTGGTCATCGTACTCCAACAACCGTTTTGCTTTGGTTGTGGTGTGGGTGTAAAATCGGGTGGGGTAGGTGGACTCAGTACCCGTCACAGGGAACCGTGTGACGTACCCGCCAAAGGTGTACCATTTTTGATACTGACACAGGTAACACACTTCAACCAACGACATAGGTCGCACGTTGTCCGAAGAGAACCCCTCAGGGAGGTCGTCGATGTTATCGAACACCCGGAAGCCTTGGTCGTCCTGATACACCAAGAACGCATAGTGATCCCCTAACATCACCGGCCGATGCCGCACCGCGGCGTCTTTAAACCGATTGATGATTTTCTCAAGCCCTTCGCCAGTCGTCCAGCTGTCGATTTCGGACGTATCGAGTGTGACCGACTCTGGTTTCCAGGTGTTTCGATTTACCACGACCACGTTACCCTCTTGGGTACTGAATCGGGAAGCCATGAACGTACGCAGGGCGTACTTGGTGATGGGCAGGGTACCTTTCATGATCTGGAACAGACCAATGCCGGTGTCCGTCACCGAGGCCAGGTTGTCGGCGTCTAATGACTCGCGCACCGCATTCTTAGAGGCGATGACGTTTCGAGTGCCGTTGAAAATGCTTCGACTGGCCCACTTGGATAACATGAACCCACTCTTTCCATCCAGCAGGTTTTTGATGTAGGCGTAGATGTCGTTTAAGGTGTTTTGCAGGGTCTTTCGGGTGGCATCTTGTGCAGGACTTTCGCCGTCCTTTCCGATGAGGTTGGCCACCCCCAACACCCGAGCGTACTTCTTATTGATCTCGTCTTTCTTTACCCGACCTGACGCGTCTTCTTCGATGTCCCTTAGACCTGCGGGCAGAACCAGAAGGTACCTCGTCAAAGCGCGGTCCATGTTCTTTTGAATCAACTGGATGCGATCATCCCGCTCCGCCGACCCCGTCCGCTTAAACTTGATGTCCGCCATGTGTTTCATGAAGAACGCGTACCCGGTTTGCCCGTCCAACTCGTTATCTCGGACAAAATCTTTTTCCTTATTGTCCCAGACCGCGTATTCGGTGCCCTCCAGTATACCCTTGTACAAACCCTTCAACTTACTGTACGCATCGTACAGGATCGGGTGCAGGATCCGGGTGTTCATGTCGATGTACGCAAACTGCTCAACCCGCCTATCTTCACCTTTACGCCCAAAGAACTCGGTGGAGAATAAGCCTTCAGGATGAAGGTTATCCGTAGCCCCGTCCGTTATATCCAGTACTGTTATCTGAGGGATGCCTTGCAGGTTGCGTTTATCAACCAAAAGTATTTCCAAGTTAAACGGCGGCTTCTTAGCCATGGGGCTTCTCCATTGAGGTGCGGCGTTCCCCAAACCGAATCGACCGGGGAATCACAAATGTATTGGCTTAAGTTAAAGGACTACTCTATGAGTATACTAGGCTCAGCCGCCCAAATAAAATGAGGCTAAACCATGGCTGATAAAGATATTGAATTAGACGATTTTGATCTCGACGAGTTTAACTTCGACGAGTTCGACATAGATTCCAGCGATGCGGTCGACGACCGTAAACCCACAACGATCATTAAAGACAGCGCCATCGAGGGATTTAAAGGTACATTGACGGATAAGAACGTGGTGCGTAAAGCGCTTGAGCGTTCGTTGCCGAAAGAGTACGAATCTTCGTTCGAGGCACTGGATACCGTTGGAGAAACCAAAGAGCAACTCAAGGACGCCATGGAACCGGTGGCCAAACAGGCCAAAGGTCTTGCTCGGCAAAACAAAGCGCTCATTGACAAGTTCCTGCCTAAGAAGATGGCGGAGAAACTGGTTGGGTGGTCTGAGAACGAGGACAGCGGTGGCGGGTACGAGAACATTGATCCTCGCGAAGCCGAAGTGTCCGCCTCACTGGCCGACATTTTTCGACTGAACCAAGAAAAAGAAGCCGAGACCCGAGAAGTCGACGATAATACAGAAACCGAGCGTTTCGCCATAAAAGAAGAGGCGGAAACAAAGCGCCACATGTCTCAAGTGGAAGTCCTTGAGGCTATACGATCAGGCATCACTCGTCAAACTGACTACCAGGATCAGGTACTGACCAAGTACCAGCAAAAGCACCTGGAGCTCACCTATAGACAACTTTATACCTTCCAGGATATCCTGGAGCTGGGTAAACGTCAGGCGGAGTCCGAGAATAAGTCGCTGGCGGAGATCGTCAAGAACACGGGTCTGCCGGAGACGCAAAAGATCCGGGCCTTTGAAGAAGCCAAGCGAGAAATACAAGCGGATCTGCGTCGCGAAGCTGTACAGGGTGTGGGGGGTTATGTCAAAAGTCTGGGCGGTAAGATGGTGGGGAACACCATCAACACCGTTAAAGATCGTCTGACCAACACCATGTCCGGTCTCCAGGACACCATGGGCATGTCGGAAGGCATGGATCAGTCACCGTTGTCCATGGTCGCTAACATGCTCGGGTCAAGCGGCGGGCAGGCGATGATGGAGAAAGGCATCTCAGCGGCTCTGAAAAAGATGGGCCAGGATGCTGATGAATCGAATGTCAAACGATTAGGTTCACGTCTGGCACTGATGCTCCAAGAAGCGCCGGAGAAACTGCTGGCTTGGTCGCAGTCAGAATCCGGACTCACCGGCCCATCTGGGTTCTTTGAACGCTTCATCAAGGATCAGATGCCGTCGTTTGGCCGCATCGATAAGGTCAGCATCGAACAAATTGCTGACGCCGATGAAGCTGCCACCTTCACCAATCGCGTAGCCCGGGCCATCACCGATGTGATTCCAGGCTATTTGTCACTGCAGCTGCATCAGCTGCGGCTGCTGGTCGCGGATGGCCAGCCGGTCGATAAGATCGAGTACAACCCCGAGACCGGTCAGTTCACCGCCGCAGAAGAAAAAACCAAAACCGTCCAAGACCGTTTGTTCAGTGGTACCTCGGATAAGTACCAACGCAACATGACCGAGGCCGTTGACGGCCTGCTTGGGGGCGCGGACGTCACCGACGATCAACGAAAAGAGCTGGAGAACTTCTTATACGACCAACTGTCCAAAGGCAAGACAGCGGAGATCAAGGAGCTGCCAGCCGCGATCGGTCGATCCGACTATGTGCAGGAGGACAATAAGAAACTGTTGTCAGACATCTTAACCAAGAACGTCTACGACAGCAGCGGGAACCACTACCAAAGCGCCACGGTGCAGAACACCACCCGTGAGACTTACGGTAAAATAGGGGATTTGCGGGAAAGTATACCGTACATCCAAGAGACCATAGAAAAGATGCTCGGAGCAGGGTACCGCGACGACATGATCCAGATGGGTCTTATAGACACGCAAGGTAAGATCGATCATGACGTCGTCGCGGAGCATCTCAGCGGCCGACCCATCGCCAAGAGGGGACAAGATGGCACATTTAAGACTCGTGTGGCGTCTGGGCATAGTAACGCTGCTGATGATACTGACGTGGCTTTACGTGGTGTTCAAAACACCCGTCCAGATATGGAAGACCGACGAACAACTCCGTTCAAAACGGACACCCTCCAGCAAGCCCCCCAAGCGTCCAAAGAAATAGAAGATGCAGTTCGGTGGATTTCGGAGGCTGTCTCGCCAATGAGCGACTCCACGGTACAGCATCTGCCTTTGCTGTTATCGGGACAAGTGACTCAGACGGACCAGCTCAACGAACTGATCCAAGGGCTCTCGACGCCCAAGGCTCAGACGACCATGGCCAACAGCGACGGCATGGACGCCGTGCGCAAGGTCATCGAAGACTGCTGCATCAAAACCGAAGCCGCCGAGCAAATCGAGCTGCTCAAGCAGATCCTGGCCATCATACCCGAGTCCGCCACGATTGGCGGTGGGCCTAACCAGGCCAACAGTTCGGTGTTTAAGAGCATCGTCAGTCGGGTAGGCAAGGTGGCCAAAGGCGCCAGTGACGGGTTACAAACCTATTACAAAGGTGCGTTTGGGTTGATGGGCAACGTGGTTGAAGCCGCAGGCGGTGTCGTCAAACCAGTCGCAGAAGGGGCTGGGGGTTTACTTCGATCCATTGGCCAACGCCTCACCCAAGGCAAGGCTGAAATCGAGAAGCTGTACGTTGAGGGCAAAGCCGGTGCGGCAATTTACATGAGCAAGCTCAAAGCTGGTGAGTATATCGACGGCCTTACCGGAGAGACGCTGTGGACACTGGAGGACCTGAAAGCGGCCAAGGGTGAGATCCAGAATAAAGCCGGTGAGGTGGTACTAACGGCCGAGGAGCTGGCCAAGGGGCTTTATGACAAACACGGAAAAGGCATCATCACCAAAGCCGCAGGGTTCTTAAAGTCGTACTACGAAACACTGTGGGGCGGCGGTAAGCAGCTTTTAGGGTTTATTCCCCCAACAGCCCGTGCCATTTACGGCTTCACCAAAGGCGTACTCACTCGCCAACAGGATCTCTACGTTCGGGGAGAGGGTACGCCTCGTATCTTGGCCAATCTTCTACAGAAAGGCCACTACCGGTCACAGGTGACGGGTAAACCCATTTACACCTACGCTGACATAGACGGGTCGATCGTAGACCCCGACGGGCGTGTGGTGCTGTCGATGGAGGAACTGGAGAAAGTCGTAGGGGCCGATGGGAAGCCCATCCGCACCCTGACCGAAAAAGGGGTGGACTTGGTCAAGGCCTACTATGGAACCTTGTGGAAAGCGACCAAGGGTGCGGGTAAGTTTGTGGGCGATGTGGCCACAAACCTCAAAGACCGCTTCATGGGCAAGACCCGTCTAGGGGGCCTGGGTGAAGAACAAGCTGAGCGTACCTGGTCGTACTGGGACGAGCAGTTGGCGATCCTTCGCCGATTGGACCTTCGCTTTACAGACGGGCCGAGCAAACAGGACAGTCCGGATGGCACACCGCCATCCGAGGGACCATCACCCAAACCATCCGCTAAAACGCCGTCCGAAAGCCTGGCATTGCCAGCTCCAGACGGTTATGTTGCACCTCAGGGGGCACAGGCTCCCACCCAGGAAGATGCGGACTTTTCAGAGCCCGCATTAGGGACACCGTCCAAAACCCCTGTCACAGGAGGCAGTGACGCGTTAGGGGCCGTGACCGATAAGTTCACCGGCGCCATGGGGTCGATCAAGGACAGTTTCTCCAAGTACTTCTCTAAGTCAACCGAGAGCGAGGAGGAAAACGATAAAGACCGGGATGAGCAAACAGGCATCCTGACCAAACTGACCGACATGACGGGAAAGCGGACCGACAAACTGGACGAACTCCAGCAAAGCCAACTGGACTCCCAGACGCAAATGACCAAAACCATGAAAGGTATCGAGGAGAATACCGAGAAGGATGAACTGCGCGCAGGCGGGTGGAAAGAACGCCTTGCAGGACGCAAGGGCGCCACCGCTGACGCCGAGGACGGAGCCGAGGACGATCCAGAGCTTGGTAAGGCGTCCAAGACCCTGGGGTACGAGAAGAAATCCATGGCGGATGTTTTGTTCGGGCCCCTGGGTGGCATCGTTGAGAAGTTCGGTGAGTACATGGGCATGTTCAAAGGTGCCGTCATGGGCCTTGCCGGGTGGGTTAGCGCTAAGTTGCTTGGTGGGGGTGCCGCGACTGCCGCGACGACCGCTGCCGACGCCGCCACTTCTGGCGGTAAGAAGGGCATCATGGGACGACTGTGGGGCGGTATCAAAACCGTGGCCAAGAAAGGAGCCAGTCTTGCTGTCAGAGCCGCACCATTTGCTCTGGGTGCCGCTAAGGTCGTAGGTGGCGCATTGGCCACCGGCGCCAGTGCGGTAGGTACGGTGCTATCGTCACCCATCGTACTCGGGGCAGCGGCTGTGGCAGGTTTGGCGTACGGTGGGTATAAGCTGTATCAGTACGCCACGAAGTACAAACCCAAAATCCTGGATCGTCTCAGGTACGCCCACTACGGGTTAAACATCGACTCCGAGGAAAACCGGAAGTTGGTCATGACCCTAGAGGCGTATCTGGAAGATAACACCACTTGGGTAGACGGTACGCCACAGGTCACCCCCGACCCCAAGGACGACACCCTGGCTAAGATACTAGGTCTCACAGGGGAAAACGAGGCCATGGATCCTCAGCTGGCGGGGATGTGGTTCCGGGATCGGTTCTTACCGACTTGGGCCGCTCATCGGGCGATCCTGCGACACCAGTACGACGACCGGGTGCCGCTGGGGGAAGTGGACGACTTAGAGCTGCATCAGAAGAAAGCGTTCCTCAACAGTCTGTCAGGGACGATTTCTGACTCCGCACTGGGGTTGATGTCAGGCCCCTTCAGGGGAGAGCCTCTGGAGTTCACCGCTGAGCAAGTCAAAGCGATGCACATGTGGGCAGTGGAGGAGCTGGCTAAGAAGAAGAAGCCTGCGGTGCACATACCGACTCGCGGTGCGTACACGACCGGCAAGAAGCCGCGTGTGGACGACCGACCGCCCCCGGGTGAGGTATACGGCGATGGCGTATCATCTCCGACCATCGGGTCCCCTAAAAGCAACGCCCGGGGAGCCAGTGGGTCCTGGGCTGGCGGTGGTACTGGGACGTGGGGTGGCTTTACCGCAAAGGAGCTGAAAAACTCCGCCGCGACCAGTAAAGCTAATACCCCCTACATCCTCAGCATCAAGCGGTATAAGCAGACGGCGCAGTCTACCATCTCGGACGCCGCCTTAATCGATAAGGCTACGGGCGATAAGGTGTTGGAGTTCAAGTTCCTTGAACGCCCAGGACCGGATACCAAAGAGCCTAATCAGCGTCAGAGGATCCCAGAGGGCAGCTACAAGCTGAAATGGCAGACGTCCACAGGTCTGGCGGGTGTGAGACCACACCTACCGGTACCCTGGATCTACGGAAACGGGGTGGCAGAGAACCGCCACATTTACATTCATAACGGCAACTACCCACGCCAAACCGACGGATGCCTACTGTGCGGCAAGGACGAAGCACCGAACATGGTGACCAGCAGTGTCGATACCCTGGATCGTTTAAAGACGGAATTGCAAGCGATCGGCATCGAAAACGTCACCGTGGAAATCAGCTCCGCTTACGCAGGCGGACAGAAGGTGCCCGTCACCACCGACCCGGCCGCGTTGGCCTCCACGGCGTCGACTAACGTCACGCCGACCGAATCCAATTATGGAGAAGGCGAAACGTGGTCGGCTGAGCAAACCGCCATGCGAGCCATGGCGTATCAGCCGGGCTTGCCGGAGGATGGGCGTGGTCAATCCCCAATAGATCGCCCTGAGAAGGCCTCAGACCGCGAGGAAGCGCTGTTGGCGTCTATACCTAAGGATTGGGTAGGGGACGACGAAGTGGCCGCTACAGAGGCTGCCCTGAAGGCTCAACATCCTGACAAGACGGATCGACAGATCCGTACCTTAACGGACATTGAGTTGACTCGACTGACCAATCAACGAAAGAGTGATTGGTTGAGTGAGAACGGGATCTCGGTGGCGGCTGCTAAGTCGGCGGGGGTACTAGGGGATGTCACACGTCCAGGTGCCGCGAAGGTGCAAAGCTACGGATCGTTCCAGGAGTCTTTGACTCCGGCGGTGTTCCGTCCTGAAGCGCCCGCGGTCGTGGATGAAAAGCCCACACGCACCCCGATCACGACCGAGGCAGAAACAGAACAGGACATTCAAGAATCACGTGAAGCTGAAAAACGCGCACAGACACAACGTGAGCAGCGGGAGCAGTCTAACCTGACACAGCGAGTCGATAAGGAACGTCGCCATACCCTGGAGACGGCTTCACGCATCGAATCGGTGTTGGGTGAACAGCTGACCACCCAAAGACGCATGAGTGATAACTTGGATAAACTGGTTCTGTTGGCGGAAGGTCGGTTTCAGAAAGAGACCAATAAGTCTCCAGCGGAGTATCTGGTCAAACGGGGGTATCGCCCCCCGCAAGGACAGAAGGAGGCGTTTAAACCCATCGTGGATCTTTCCAGTTAGAGATCCACACAGCACAAGACCGCCCCTGGTGTAACGCGCCGGGGCGGTCTTTATTTTTATTAGGGAGTTTTGTGCCATGGCCTATAACCCAACCAAAGACACCGCCTGGGTGCGACGTTCGTTTTTCCTACCCAAGCTGGATAGGGCGCCATACGTACTCACCCCCGCCAGTCAGAAATACACAAACACCTCGTTAGGTGGCAACATTGCCATCAACCCACCTCCACAGTTCTGTGAGTACGCCGACCCTATGGTCGCCGGACGCGGGGGCACCGGCATGGGCCGGTATTACAGCGAACACATCGACGACTCCGCAGTGCATCTACACATGCGTGTCGG